GATGTACCAGGACTACGAGCCGGATGCGTTCCTTGTTGAGAAAAAAGCTGCGGGAGCTCCTCTTATCCAAGAGCTCAGAAGGATGGGTATTTCGGCCACGGAGTACAGCCCAGGCAAAGGCCAGGATAAGATTAGTCGATTAAATAGTGTTGCAGATTTATTTGCATCTGGTAAAGTATGGGCACCAGCTACACGTTGGGCTGAAGAACTGGTTGATGAAGTTGCTGCGTTCCCTGCGGGCGAGCATGATGACTTAACAGACTCGATGACTTTAGCTTTGATGCGATTTAGGCAGGGTGGGTTCTTGAGGCTCCCCACGGATGAGCCCGAAGATATTAGATATTTTAAGTCAAAGCGCAATCCCGGCTACTACAACGTATAGGTAAATTATGGCAATTGATAAAGGTTTATACCAGGCCCCAATGGGTATCGAACAGATGGCAGAAGATATGCCTGAGTTGGAAATCGAGATTGAGGACCCAGAGTCAGTAACTGTCGGTATAGATGGCATGCCGATCCTTGAGATGGTTCAAGACGAAGAAGAACCTGAGTTTGGCAAGAACCTCGCCGAAGACATGGACGACAGCGAGCTACAAGAAATTGCTAGTGATTTAGTTGGTATGTTTGATGCGGACATCGCCGCACGTAAAGATTGGGCTGACACATACGTTGAAGGTATGAAGCTCTTAGGTCTTAAGATTGAAGAGAAGACCGAGCCATGGGAAGGCGCATGCGGTGTGTTCCACCCGATGCTGACAGAGTCAGTCGTACGCTTCCAATCAGAGTCGATCATGGAGACGTTCCCAGCAGCGGGTCCAGTGCGTACACAGATTATTGGTAAAGAAACTCGTGACAAAGAACAGGCAGCGACACGCGTTCGTGATGACATGAACTATAAGTTGACTGAGCAGATGACCGAGTACCGCCCAGAGCATGAGAAATTATTGTGGAACTTGCCATTGGCTGGTTCAGCGTTTAAGAAGGTTTACTACGACCCATCACTAGGTCGTCAAGTAGCGATGTTCATCCCAGCTGAAGATTTGGTTGTTCCTTACGGCGCAGCTAACTTAGAGACAGCGGACCGTGTTACACATCAGATGCGTAAGACAAAGAACGAGATGAAAAAGCTCATGGCGGCTGGCTTCTACCGTGATGTAGATTTGCCAGAGCCAACGGGTGAACTAGACGACATCGAGAAACGCAAAGCAGAAGGTACTGGTTACAGTGCGACAACTGACAACCGTTACCGCATCCTTGAGATGCACGTGAACTTTAACTTGCCTGGATACGAGGACAAGAAAGATGGCGAAGAAACCGACATCGGCTTGCCATACGTTATCACTATTGAGAAGCAGTCAGGCACTGTGTTAGCCATACGGAGAAACTGGTATGAAGAAGACGTTCTTAAGCTTAAGCGCAACCATTTTGTTCATTACCAGTACATTCCTGGGTTTGGTTTCTATGGTTATGGTCTTATTCACCTTATTGGCGGCTATGCCCGTTCTGCCACTAGTATTATTCGCCAGCTCGTTGATGCTGGCACTCTTAGCAATTTACCTGGCGGACTTAAGTCGAGAGGTTTAAGAGTCAAAGGTGATGACACACCGATCGCCCCAGGCGAGTTCAGAGATGTAGACGTACCTAGCGGTTCAATCAGGGACAACATTCTTCCTTTACCATACAAGGAACCTAGTCAGGTACTCTACACCTTGTTCCAGAACATTGTGGCAGAAGGCCGTGCGTTCGCTACAGCTGGTGATGCGAAGATTAGCGACATGGGTGCGCAAGCTCCAGTCGGTACCACATTAGCAATCTTGGAAAGAACCCTCAAGGTGATGTCAGCCGTTCAGGCTCGCGTGCACTACGCCATGAAGGTTGAGTTCAAGCTATTGAAGAACATCATTGCCGACTACACACCGGAAGAATATGACTACCAGCCAGAAGAAGGTTCACGTGCTGCGAAGAAAGCGGACTACGATGACATCGAAGTTATTCCCGTCAGTGACCCGAATGCAGCTACGATGGCGCAAAAGATTGTTCAGTACCAAGCAGTACTCCAGCTGGCACAGTCAGCTCCTCAACTCTACAATCTCCCGCTCCTACACCGTCAGATGGTCGAGGTCCTTGGTATCAAGAACGCGGCTAAGCTTATTCCGATGGAAGATGACATGGTGCCGACAGACCCTGTGTCCGAGAACCAGAACATTCTGAAGATGAAGCCTGTGAAGGCGTTTATCGAGCAGGACCATCAGGCTCATATTGCAGTGCACATGGCTGCTATGCAGGACCCGAAGATTATGCAGTTGGTTCAGTCAAGCCCGTTGGCTCAGCAGATTGGCGCAGCGATGTCAGCCCATATTGCAGAGCACTTAGGCTTCGAGTACAGAAAGCAGATCGAAGCTCAGCTTGGTATGCCGTTGCCTCCGATGCCAGAACCAGGCGAAGACGCTCCGCGCATGGACCCAATGATGGCAGCTCAAGTAGCTCAGATGTCTGCTCAAGCAGCTCAACAGTTGTTGCAGAGAAACGTGCAGGAAGCTCAGGCTCAACAGGCAGCTCAACAAGCCGCAGACCCACTCATCCAGATGCAGCAGGAAGAGTTGGCGATTAAGAAGGCCGAGCTTGCACGCAAGCAACAGAAAGACATCATGGACGGAGCAGCTAAGGCCGACCAGATTGAGGTTGAGAAAGAGCGTATCGCCGCTCAGAAAGAAATCGCTGGCATGCAGGTTGGTGCCAAGGTTGCCAAGGACAAGGAAGAACTCCAGTCACGCAACCAGTTGGAAGGTTTACGTATCGGTAAAGATATTGCTAGAGACAGGGCCCAGATGGCTGCACAAAATCGCCAGAAGGTACAACAACCCAATAAAAAGGGGGATGATTGAACAATTTCGATTATCTGATTAAAGAGTTTCAGGATGAACTAAACGTTCATTCTCAGTCGATCATAGCTGGTAGACCTCAGACCATCGAGGAATACCGGCAGGTAGTAGGCACAATCCGAGGTCTGGAGTCTGCTATTCAAATAACCAAAGACCTCGTGCAAAGACTGGAGAACTCTGATGACGATTGATTTGTCACAAGCTGTCGACTTATCTGCTGTACTCGATAAGACCGATGAAGATAAAGCAACACAACTGCCAGAACCATCTGGCTACCGCATTCTCTGTGCAATTCCAGAGATTGAGGACAAGTATGACAGCGGCATCATTAAAGCTGATTCAACCATGCACTATGAAGAAGTCCTATCAACGGTCTTTTTTGTAGTCAAAATGGGTCCTGATTGTTACAAAGATCCGGCTCGTTTCCCAAGTGGTGCTTGGTGTAAGGTAGGTGACTTCATCTTGGCTCGTCCAAATTCAGGCACACGTCTAAAGATTCATGGTCGTGAGTTCCGAATTATTAATGACGATTCCGTAGAAGGAGTTGTTGAAGACCCACGTGGTATCAAACGTGTTTAACCCGCTATAAGCGTGCATAAGGAGTAACAAATGGCAGAATTTATGGAAGAATTTAAGTTCCCTGACGAAATAGAGCAGGAAAAGAAAGTTACTGAGGCGGCAGAAGATGCAGCCAACGTAGCAGAACCTGAGTCAGAGATTGAAATCGTAGACGACACACCTCCAGAGGACCGTGGCCGTCAGCCTGGCGAAGTGCCAGAAGAAATCCCAGAAGCTAAGCTATCTAAATACGACGAGAGCATCCAAGCTCGTATGAAGAAGTTTACTAAGGGTTACCACGATGAGCGCCGTGCCAAAGAAGCGGCAGAGCGTGAACGTGATGAGGCTATCCGTGCGGCTAAGATTATGGCTGAAGAAGCCAAAAAGCTACAGCAGCAGCTTGAAGAAGGCAGCAAGATGTTTATCGACCAAGGTAAATCAGCTGCTCAGATGGAATTGGAAGCTGCAAAACGCCAATTTAAAGAAGCTTATGAGGCAGGTGACAGCGACTTATTAGCTGAAGCCCAGTTTAAAATCTCGCAAGCAACTTTAAAGATGGATAAGGCTGATTCATTAAAGCCTTTACAAACTAAAGAATTTGATGTACAAATACCAACATACGACGTTCAAGAGCAGCAGCAACAGCAAGTTGACCCTCGTACGGCTAAGTGGCTAGATGAAAACCCTTGGTACGGCGATGACGATGAGATGAGTGCTTCAGCCCTTGGATTGCACAAAAAGTTAGAGAAACAATTCGGAAAGCAATACATCGGTTCGGAAGAATATTTTAAGACCATTGACGACACAATGAAGCGTCGTTTCCCCGAATACTTCGGGAGCGCTGTACAAGAAGACAATTCCGAGGAAGAGGAAAAACCTCAAGCTCGTGCCAAGCCAGCAAGTAACGTAGTAGCTCCGGCCACTCGTAGTACTGCTCCAAGTAAGGTAAAACTTACTAAATCTCAGGTAGCAATTGCCAAGAAATTGGGAGTGCCACTAGAGCTATACGCCAAAAAGGTTGCTGAACAAATGAAAGGAAACCAGTAATGGAACAGAATCGTAAACCACGTAGTACCGAAACTCGTGAAACAACCGCACGTCCAAAGCAGTGGGCGCCCGCGGAGCTCTTGCCAGAACCTGACAAGCAAGCCGGTTTTGCTTACCGCTGGATCCGTGTTTCGATGCTTAACAACGCTGACCCACGTAACCTCTCTGCCAAATTACGAGAAGGTTGGGAGCCTGTTAGAGCTGAAGAACAACCCGCATTACAACTGCTAGTCGACCCAAATAGTCGTTTTAAAGACAACATTGAAGTCGGCGGGTTATTACTTTGCAAGACCCCGATTGAATTTGTGGAGCAACGGAATCAACATTTCCAAAAGCTAACAGATGACCAAACGGCGGCTGTAGATAATAGCTTGATGAGAGCGAACGACCCACGCATGCCATTGTTTAACGACAAGAAGTCAAGCGTATCGTTCGGTAAAGGCAAGTAATTTTATTAATTTAAGGAGTATTAAATGGCTTATCCAACAGTAAGCGCTCCATACGGTTTTCAACCTGTTAATCGTCAAGATGGCATGCCATATGCTGGTGCGACTACCCAATACGGTATCAAATCAGTATCAACAGCTATCTACAACGGTGACTTGGTTTTAATCAATGATGGTGTCGTTAAATCAACAGTAACAGATACTTCAGTTTTGTCAGTTGCTAACCAAGCAAACTTGACAGCTGGTGTATTTGTAGGCTGCCAGTACGTAAACACTTTAGGTCAGACAGTTCAGTCACAGTATTACCCAGGTAACGCTGCCGCTTCTTCTGCTATCGCTTATGTGGTAGTTGACGAAAACGCTGCTTACAAAGTAGCTGTAACTAACGGTTCTGGTGTAATGTCTTCAACAACTACTAAAGCTATCGGTGTTAACTTGGCTGTAGATCAGGAAGCTGGTTCTGCAACTACTGGTAACTCTGGTAACGGTGTAACAGCTCCAACAGCCGGTTCTGGTAACGCTGCTACATTGCCTGTTAAGGTAATCGCAGTTGTTCCTGAGACAGCTATTAACGCAACAAACTTCCGCGAAGTTATTGTTGTATTGAACAACCCACAGTTGACATCCGCTACTGGCGGCGTTAACTTCGCTTAAGGAGCTACTTAAATGGCTATTTCTCGCGCCCAACTCTTAAAAGAGTTACTACCTGGCTTGAACGCATTGTTCGGACTTGAGTACGCACGTTATGGTGAAGAGCACAAAGAAATCTACGAAACAGAGACTTCTGAGCGTTCTTTCGAAGAAGAAACAAAACTTTCAGGCTTCACAGCTGCCCCTGTTAAAAACGAAGGCTCAGCCATCGCTTATGACAACGGTCAAGAAGCTTGGACAGCTCGCTATACACACGAGACTATCGCAATGGGCTTCAGCTTAACTGAAGAAGCTATTGAAGATAACTTGTATGACAGCTTGTCTGGTCGTTACACGAAAGCTTTGGCTCGTTCAATGGCTTACACTAAGCAAGTTAAAGCTGCTAACGTTATCAATAACGGCTTCACAGCCGGTTACACTGGTGGCGACGGCAAGACTTTGTTTGCAACAGACCATCCATTGATCTCTGGTGGCACAAACAGCAACACACCATCTACACAATCAGACTTGAACGAAACATCATTGGAAAATGCTGTTATTCAAATCGCTGCTTGGACAGATGAGCGTGGTCTTTTGATCGCTGCTAAGCCACGTAAGTTGATCGTTCCACCTGCATTACAGTTCGTTGCAACTCGCTTGCTTGAGACTGAATTGCGTGTTGGTACAGCCGATAACGACATCAACGCAATCAAGAACAACGGTTCTATCCCTGAAGGTTACACAGTTAACCACTTCTTGACAGATAGCAACGGTTGGTATTTGACTACTGATGTACCTAACGGTATGAAGCACTTTGTTCGTACACCTATGTCTACAGGCATGGACGGTGACTTTGACACCGGTAACGTACGTTACAAGGCTCGTGAGCGTTACTCATTTGGATATTCAGATCCATTGGGTATGTTCGGTTCATCTGGTGCGGCGTAATCTGCACTAACGAACGGAAAGGGGCTTCGGCCCCTTTTTTATTTGTAAAAAAAAGTTGCAACTTCCTGAAATTAGAGTAATATTACTGAAACCGGGTAAACCGGCTTGTTAGACTGTCCCGGCAGACGCTTACACGACTAACGAGCTTAAACTTTGTAAGAAGGATTCAAAATGGCTAATACTACATTCAGCGGTCCAGTACGCTCAGAGAATGGTTTTCAAACTGTTTCTGTAAATTCAACAACTGGCGCAGTAACTACAACTTCTACGATTGGTCCAGCTTCATCTGTAACTAGCGTAACTGTATCTTCATTCTTGGCTTTAACGCCAATCCTAACTTCTGCATTACCAACTGCCGCAACAGCTAACCGTGGTCAAGTGCGTTTAATCAGCGACAATGGTTCTGGTAACAACGAGTTCTGTTTGGTAATCAGCACAGGTTCTGCTTGGGTTACTGCTGTTGGCGCTGCTTTAAGTTAATCTTAGGGGCTTCGGCCCCACTTAAAATTTAGGAGATTAATTATGGGTATGCAATATGATGTAAAGTCAACGGCAATTGCTGCGGGACAGACCAATGCAGCTGTATTTGCTGGTCCAGCTCGTATTAAAGGTATGGTTGTTGGTATTCCTACAGCTGGTGGCACTCTAACTTTGCGTGATGGTTCAGGTGGCGCAGTTGCGTTTTCACTTGTAATTCCAGCAAACTCAGGCGGTGCAAGCACTGTTGTTATTCCTGGCGAAGGTATTCGTTGTGATAACGGCATCTATGCTACTACTCCAGCTAACCTAACAGTAACCGTGTTTTATGGCTAAGAAAAAAGGTGTCTCTCTAGCCGTCGGTCGTGGTGAGAAGCTACCTGTCTCGAAAGGGGCAGGTCTTACAGCTAAAGGCCGCGCTAAGTACAACAAAGCTACTGGGTCTAACCTGAAGGCTCCCCAGCCAGAGGGCGGTCCACGTAAACGTTCGTTCTGCGCACGTATGTCAGGTATGCCTGGTCCAATGAAAGACGAGAACGGGAAACCGACTCGTAAAGCAGCGAGTTTAAAACGATGGAAATGTTAATCTGGAACGTTATTCTTACGGCATTTTTAGCCTTATTGGGGTTTGTTTTGAAAGACAAAGCTGACGAAATTAAGTCTTTACGTACTCTTCTTAGCAAGACTCGTGAGGAACATGCTCGTGATTATGTAACAAAAGCCGAAGTACACAACGACATTAACCGTGTTTTAGACCGTATTGACCGTCTAGAAAACAAGATTGACCTGTTTATTAGGGAGCAAAAAAGTGCCCTCAACTAGTAAAAAACAACACAACTTTATGGCTGCTGTAGCCAAGAACCCAGCTTTTGCTAAAAAGGTTGGGGTTAAATCCTCAATAGGTGAGGAATTTTTAAAGGCCGATAAAGGCAAAACTTTTAAAAAAGGTGGCGAAATGAAACATTCAGATATTGCAAAAGACAAGCCCATGATGAAAAAAGTAGCAGCTGAAGCTGTTAAAGGTCATGAAAAGAAAATGCACAAGATGGCTAAGGGTGGCGTAACCCGTGCTGACGGCTGCGTAACTAAAGGCCATACAAAAGGCAAAATGGTTAAGATGGCTTACGGCGGTAAGTGCTAATGAAAGCCTTAAAAGACCTAAGCGATAAAGTAAGTGACTTCGCTGATAAACGTGGTTTAGCTAACCCTGTTGAGGTAATTAATGAAGCTCTTGGTGGCGAGACTCGTGAAGAGTCTAAAAAACGCCGTGAAGAAGCTAAAAAAGAAACCTTAGAGCCGGTTAAAAAAGCTAAGGGTGGTTCAGTTAAATCAGCTTCTGCACGTGCTGACGGATGTGCAATCCGTGGAAAGACTAGGGCTTAATATGAGAGCTTCTCGTGGTATGGGTGACATCAATCCAAGCAAAATGCCTGGTAAGAAAGTTATCAAACGTAAAGACAAACCTCAAGACGTAGATATGTACGCTGAAGGTGGTAAGGTCAACGCCGCGGGAAATTACACTAAGCCTGAACTACGTAAGCGTATTGTGTCTCAGGTCAAAGCTGCGGCAACGCATGGTACGGCTGCTGGCCAATGGTCAGCCCGTAAAGCCCAGCTTGTAGCTAAGAAGTATAAAGCAGCTGGTGGTGGGTATAAGTAATGGCGCTAGCTAAAAGCCAACGTTCTTTAAAGGCTTGGGGCGACCAGAAATGGACAACCAAGTCTGGCAAGAAGTCATCTGAAACAGGTGAAAGATACTTGCCTGAAAAGGCAATTAAGGCTTTGAGCCCGCAGGAATACGCAGCAACTACTAAGGCTAAGCGTGCTGGTAAAGCGGCTGGTAAACAGTTTGTAGCTCAGCCAAAGAGCATCAAAGCTAAAGTAAAACCGTATAGGAAAGTCAAATGACAACATCTAGCACAACAGCTTTTAATTTAGACCTCAACGATTTAATCGAAGAGGCGTTTGAGCGTTGCGGCCTTGAGTTACGTACTGGTTACGACTTCCGTACGGCTAGACGTTCATTGAACCTACTCACTGTAGAGTGGGCGAACCGTGGTATCAACCTATGGACGGTTGAGCAGGGGCAAATCGTTATGAATACTGGGCAGGCTACATACGCACTGCCTAACGATACGATTGACCTTTTGGACCAAACTATTCGTCAGAACAACGGTACAACTAATCAGATCGACATCAACATCAGTCGTATCTCAGAACCTACATACATGACCATTCCTAATAAGCTGACCCAAGGTCGCCCTATTCAGGTGTGGATTAACCGTCAATCTGGTCAAACAAACGCTATAGCATCGACTACTTTGAACGGTGCTATTACTGCTACAGATACAACAATCACACTAACTTCAACAATTGGTTTGGCTACGTCAGGCTTTATCAAGGTTGATAACGAAACGATTGTTTACTCAAACATCAGCGGTAATCAGTTATTAAACTGCGCTCGTGGACAAGCTAATACAACGGCGGCTTCTCATTTGACTGGGGCGTCTGTGTATACGCAGAATCTACCTTCAATCAACGTATGGCCTACTCCTAATGCTGGTGGCGGCTATGTGTTTGTGTACTACCGTCTACGCCGTATGCAGGACGCTGGTAACGGGGTTACTGAGCAGGACATCCCATTTAGATTTGTGCCGTGTATGGTTGCTGGCTTGGCTTACTACATTGCTATGAAGAAGCCTGAAGTGGCTCCTGACCGTATTGCGATGTTAAAAGCCGATTATGAACAGCAGTTCCAGTTAGCGTCAGAAGAAGACCGTGAAAAAGCACCAATAAGATTCGTTCCAAGGACAATCTTCTATGCCTAATCGTTTTGCTTCTGGTAAGTACGCTATTGCCCAGTGCGATAGATGTAACTTCCGCTACAAGCTGAAAGAACTGAAACGGTTAATTATTAAAACCAAGAACATTAACATCTTGGTTTGCCCAGAATGTTGGGAACCTGACCAGCCGCAGTTGCTATTGGGTATGTACCCAGTGGATGACCCGCAAGCGGTTAGAAACCCAAGACCAGATAGCCCCAGTTATGAGCAGTCTGGTACAAGCGGTTTGCAAGAACTTTTGACTGATAGCCCAAGCCAATTAGGTATTGGTTATCCAGAAGGTGGTAGTAGGATATTTCAGTGGGGTTGGGCGCCTGTAGGTGGGGCGAGTTATTTTGATACAGCTTTAACACCAAATGACTTGATTGCGGTGGGACAAGTTGGTACAGTTACAATTAATATTTCTTAGGAGTAAATCATGGGTTATAAGTCAGGCGCAGACGGTATCACTAAAAAAGGTAAGACTAAAGGTCGCAATCTTGGCGATTCAGGTCCATCAGTAGGTATCGAAAAAGGTCCTAAACATTCAGGCAGCAAAGGTGGCAAAACCAACGCTGACATGAAGAAAATGGGTCGTGGTCTAGCTAAGATCGCTGCTCAAAAGAAAGGCTAATCATGGCTTACAGCATGAAAAAAGGCGGGAAAGAAGTAGGCCCAGCTTCTGTATATGCTGAGCCACATACTATGGATGGTAAGAAGATGAAAAACCTAAAAGACGTGGTTACTAAACCAGGTAATGGTGTTGACCAAGTTAATATGTCTGTTGGTGGTTATACCAAGAAAACCAATGACGTTATTAATAAACATGGCGAAATGAAGATTCGCGGTACTGGTGCAGCTACTAAAGGCACTAAAGCACGTGGACCAATGGCCTAATGAACTACACAGAGTTAGCCGCTAGAATACAAGCGTACGCTGAAAACGACTTCCCAGCTTCGGCTGGTAATTTGACGTCTGCCCAGCAGATAGCTACGTTTGTTGAGCAAGCTGAAGAGCGTATTTACAACACGGTTCAGTTCCCTGCATTACGTAAAAACGTGACAGGCACACTGACTGCAAGTAATAAGTACCTATCTTGCCCAAATGACTTCTTGGCTGTTTACTCTATGGCGGTCATTCAGGCGGATGGTAGTTACGAATACCTTTTAAATAAAGACGTTAACTTCATCCGTGCAGCCTATCCAACCCCAACAGATACTGGTACACCTAAGTACTACGCTTTGTTTGGACCGCAATACACTTTAGGAACAGAACTTTCGTTCATCCTAGGGCCAACTCCAAACGCTAACTTAACGGTTGAGCTTCATTACTTCTTCTACCCAGAGTCAATTGTTACTGCTGGCACAAGCTGGTTGGGTGACAATTACGACCCTGTGTTGTTGTATGGTGCGTTGCGTGAAGCCTACATCTACATGCGTGGTGAGGCTGACATGATTGCTAATATTGAAGCTAAGTACCAAGAAGCCTTGGGTCAAGCTAAACGTCTTGGTGATGGCATGGAGCGTGGTGATGCGTACCGTGAAGGCCAGACTAAACTTAAATACAACGCTCTATGATTACTCAAACACAATGCACCGTATTTAAGGTCAATTTATTAAAGGGTTTGGAGAACTTCAACACTGGTTCTCCTTATACCTACAAGATTGCTTTGTACAATGCCAACGCTGACCTTGACGCTAATACCACAGTGTATACAACTCAAAACGAAGCGACTGGCACTGGCTATACAGCGGGCGGTTCAACCTTGGTTCCAACCGTTCCGACCAGCGGCAACACTACTGCGTTTATCAACTTTGCTAATGTTACATGGCCATCTTCTAGCTTTACTGTTAGGGGTGCGTTAATCTACAATAGCACTACAAGTGCAGCAGTTGCGGTATTGAATTTTGGGTCTGATAAAACTGTTAATAATCAGACTTTTACTGTAACATTCCCAGCAGCAACGGCAGATACTGCTGTCATTCGAATTAGTTAAGGAGCATTTATGAGCAATATAGATAAAGCAAAATTTGGAGATAGTTGCGCAGCGACTGCTTCTTACGGTGGCGGTTCAGAAGAATCCGTTGGTTTGCAAGGCGTTTATGTAGCAACTTGCTATGACGCTGACGGCAATGAAAAATGGTCAGACGTTATTGAGAACCTAACAACTAACGTAGGCCGTGCTAACTTGATGGATTCATACTTTGCCAACACAGGTGGTGGCGCTATTGTTATGGGTCTAGGCGGTGCCAACGCATCTGCAACTTTTACTCCAGCTTATGCTGACACTCAAGCAAGCCATGCAGGCTGGTTTGAAGTAGGTGGTGCTAACGCTCCTACATACTCTGGTACACGTAAAACTCCATCGTTTTCTGCATCTACAGTAGCTAACCCATCAGTATTGTCAACAAGTGCGTCTGTGACTTTTTCAATGACTGGTTCAGGAACTGTTTACGGTGCGTTCATTAACGTTGGTGGTTCTACAGCGATTGATAACACCACAGGCACATTGTTCAGCATCGGTCAATTTACGGCTGGTTCAAAAACTGTAACCTCTGGCGATACAATTAACGTAACTTATACATTATCAGCTGCTGGTTAATATGTTTTATACATATGCGCACTATACCCCGCAAGGTAGGCTTTTCTACATCGGAAAAGGTCAGGGGAAGCGTGCGCAGTCTTTAAAAGGACGAAATAAGTATTGGCACAGAGTGGTACAAAAGCACGGCAAACCAAATGTTCAAGTGTTAGCAAGTTGGAAAACCGATGAAGAAGCTTGTAGCCACGAAATATTACTTATTGAATGTTTTAAAGACCTTGGGTATAACCTTTGTAATATGACCGCTGGTGGTGAAGGCACTTATGGCGTTGCCCCGTGGAATAAAGGAAAGCCTTGGAGCGAAGAAGTAAAGCTTAAACAAGGTGTAAAAAACGTAGGCAATAAAAATTGGGTTGGTAGAAAACATTCAGCCGAAGCAATCAATAAACAAAAACAAGCTAAAGTAAAGTTTAAATTTATTGGTACATGTATAAGTACTGGAAAAACAGTTACTATTCTTGGTAAAGGCGCCATGAAAGATTTTGGTTTTACTTCAACGCACGTGTACAGATGTGCTGATGGTAAATCTCCATCACATAAAGGGTATACTTGGCGTAAAGAATTATTGGGGGCTACATGCTAGTTCTTGCCGATAGAGTCCAAGAAACTACAACCACTACAGGCACAGGCACGGTAACACTTGCAGGTGCTGTGCAAGGGTTTCAAACATTTTCTTCTGGTATTGGCGTTGGTAATACAACGTTTTACACGATTGCTGATCAAGGCGGTTCAAACTGGGAAGTTGGCGTAGGCAGTGTTGGCTCAGGAACTTTAAGCCGTGACACGGTTCTTGCATCTTCTAACGGCGGTTCACTAGTTAACTTCGGGTTTGGCACAAAGACTGCGTTTGTAACCTATCCGTCTGAAAAGTCAGTCAATCTTGACATAGCTGGTAACGTTAACATTCCTAATCAGCTTGTTATTGAGAACACGGCTCTTACTTCATCAAACACCAGTAACTTGGTTGTTGGTGGGCCGTTAAGTTTTAGCGATACAGGCATTGCATCTAACTTTGTTGGTACGGTAAATAACTATTACCAAGCGACCATCCAGAACTTATCTAATGGTTCAGCAGCGACAGCTGAGTTTATTGCTTATAACGACCAAGGTTCTTCTACAGATAACTACGCTGCCATGGGTATTAACTCATCTGGCTATGCTGGTACAGGTGCTATTAACGGTGCTGACCATGCGTATTTCATTTCAGGAAGCACAGACATTGTTGTCGGCACGCTATCAAACAACAGTGTTCACATCGTAACAAACAGTTCTGCAACGGATGCAATCACAGTTAACGGCGTTGGTGCGGTGGCATTTAACGGTCAATACGGTTCTTCTGGGGAAGTTTTAGTATCAAACGGTTCTGGTACTCCACCTTCATGGGGTTCATCTCCAGTCGATCAAGCGTACTTCTTATCTTTTATGATGGGCTAATATGGCAACTTATTCAAACACCTCATACGTAGCCAAGAACGTTGGCACATCAGCGGTAAACATCATTCCTAGCGTATCTTCTGGGACTGTGGCAATTGCCAGCTGTATCATTTCAAACACTTCAGTTTCGCCAATCACGACATCTGTTTACTTGACACGTAGCTCAGTGAACCACTATTTGGTGTATCAGGCGACTATTCCTGTGGGTGGCTCTCTTGAAGTCATTCAGGGAAACCGAGTAGTGCTAAATACCAGTGATGCGTTGTATATTCAGAACAGCGCAGCTTCTTCAGGCGATGCGATTGTGAGTGCGTTAACAGCCCAATAAGATGAATTCTGGAATCTACCAACTAACCCATAAAGATACAGGCCGTATCTACATTGGGCAATCCACAAACCTTAAAAATAGATTTAAAGGTTATAAAGGATCTGGCGGTTCTGGAAATGGTAATAGCGTTATTAAACGGGCTATCAAAAAGCACGGCTGGGGTTCTTTTGATGCAAAGGTGTTGGTTTACTGTGACGGCAAAGAATACTTAAATGAGCTAGAAATAAAGTGTATTGCACTCTACAATAGCTTGGCTCCTAATGGATTTAATGTTGAACTTGGTGGCGGTAACTCGCCTATAGCGGAAGCTACTAAACAAGCCATATCAAAAGCAAATAAAGGTAGGGTTCTTACAGAAGAACAGCGTAAAAAATTAAGTGATATACATAAAGCAAGATGGGCAGCGATGCCAGAGGAAACTCTTAGTAAGTACCGTGAACTTGGCAAAACTAGAAATTTAGGTAAACCCATGTCAGATGAGCAGAAGAAAAAAATTTCTGAAACTAGAAAGAAACGGTTTGCTGACGGAACATTAGTTCACTACACAAAGACTAAAAAGGTGTAATCGTGGCGTACATAGGCAACAACATACAAAATCAAGGATTCTCCCCAGCGGTTGATTATTTCAACGGTGATGGCACGACTGTTACCTTTACTTTAAGCCGTCCTGTAGCTTCAGTAGCTCAGTTAACTGCGGTTATTGAGAACGTTATTCAGAACCCAAGCACAGCGTTTAACGTGTCTGGTAACGAAATCACATTTACTTCAGCTCCTCCAGCTGGGTCAAACAACATCTGGGTTGAGTACACAAGCTTAGTAACAACCTACGCTGCCATCTCTCAAGACCCATCGGTGATTGGTGACATCACTGCGACTGGTGGTTACTTGGCTGAAGGTGATTTTGGTAACTCATTTATTGACGGCACGATTGTTGACTATGTGTCAGGTAACGCCCGTATCACGACTGGCCCATCAGATGCCATGACATTTTATAACGGTGGCACAAGCTCTAGAACAGCCATGGGTACATTTGATACTTCAGGCAACTTCACCAATAACGCTACTGGCTATACAAGGATTTCTACAGGCACTACTGCTCAAAGGCCTGGAACACCTACAGCTGGTATGCACAGGATGAACACTACTACTGGGTTTGCTGAATACTGGAATGGTTCTCAGTGGGCTTCTTATGGAAGTATATCTACAACAGCAATTGATTATCTTGTTGTTGCTGGCGGTGGCGGCGGTGGTGGTTCCGCTGGTGATGGATGGAACGCTGGCGGTGGCGGTGCTGGTGGGATGGTTAGTGGATCTGGATTAACCGTATTACCAGGCACTTCATACACAATTACTGTTGGAGCTGGTGGAGGTTCTGGTACTCCAACATCTTCTAATAATGGCGCTGCAACAACACAGGGCGGTGACGGCGGTGGGTCATCTATTGGGTCTTTGGTTACTACTGTAGGAGGCGGTGGCGGCGGTGCTGCTTCTGGCACTGGTGCATCAGGTTCAAAAACATCTGGTCGAAACGGTGGTTCAGGTGGTGGCGCAGGGATTAACTTTGGCGGCTCAACTCCGCCAGGAGGCTCAGGCACATCTGGGCAAGGTAATTCAGGTGGTAGTGGAGCTACAGGTGGTAGTGGTTGGGGTGGCGCAGGTGGCGGTAAAAACGCAGCTGGCACTTCTAATACATCTGGCGGTGGCGGCGGTGCTGGTGCTGCTTCATCAATTACTGGCACCTCTGTAACTTATGCCACTGGTGGCGGTACAGCAACAAGCAGTTCTCCATCTAATGCAGCGGCAAACACTGGTAACGGTGGCGATAGCGCTATATTACCAGCAGGTACTTCGGCTCCATCAGGTAACGGAGGTTCAGGAATTGTTGTAATTTCTTACCCATTAACATTTAACGCAGCGTCTGCATCAGGTTCATTTAGTGTATCTATTGTTGGGTCAAACCGCGTATATATTTTTACAGGCTCTGGAACAATAACTTTCTAAGGATTAAACATGGCACATTTTGCAAAAGTAGTAGACGGCGTAGTAACACAAGTTATTGTTGCCGAACCAGAATTCTTCCAAACATTTGTGGACTCAAGCCCAGGTGAGTGGATTCAAACTTCATATAACACTATTGGTGGTGAGCATAAGCTAGGGGGTACACCATTGCGTAAAAACTACGCTGGTATTGGATTCACTTATGACCGTGAAAAAGATGCTTTCATCCCACCAAAACCATTTGCTTCTTGGGTTCTAAACGAGGATACTTGTCTTTGGGACGCGCCCGTAGCTATGCCTGATGACGGCAAGATTTATGTATGGGACGAAGCAACAACTAACTGGGTTGAAAGAACTGAATAATGCCAATCAGCCAAATAGTCACAAACAGTATTGCTAACGAAGCCGTTGTAACCGCTGACCTAGCTAATAGCGCCGTTACTACCGTAAAGATTGCAGACAGTGCTGTAACAAATGCGAAGGTGGATACTGTTGCTGCGACTAAATTAACTGGCACCATAGCGGCAGCTAGGTTACCAACGGGCAGTGTTTTGCAAGTTGCTAGTGCTACGACAAATAGTTCATTTAGCACGTCAGCCACTAGCTTTACAGACATAACTGGGATGTCGGTAACAATTACGCCATCATCAAGTACCAGTAAAATATTGGTAATGGGCCATATGCAAGTCGGTGGCAGTGATGATTCTCGATACAGTGCTTTTAGGTTAACTCGTAATAACACAAGTCTTGTTGAAGGTGATAAAGGTGGTAATAACGGTACAAATGCGTTTGTAAGTTGTGGTGGTCAAAACGGTAATCAAAGACCCTACACAAACGAAAGTATGGCGTTTAATTATCTTGATTCGCCTTCATCAACATCCGCATTAACTTATCGTATGCAGGTAAATCCAAACGCAGCGTTTACTGGCCGTATATTTTATTTAAACAGACCTCAAAACACAGACGATAACTTAAGAATATGGACTGTTTCAACAATTACAGTAATGGAAATTGCGGGATGAGAGATTTAACTAAAGCCATTATTTCACTGTACCCAACAGCTTTATGGGATTTAAACGGTAACGAATACAGTGGTCTTGTATGGCGTTCAGAAGATATTGCAAAACCAACCGAAGCTGAATTGATTGCTGAGTGTGACCGCCTTCAAGCAGAGTATGAGGCCAACGAATACCAGCGCAACCGCGCCTCAGAATACCCATCAATTGCTGACCAACTGGACACCCTTTACCATGGCGGTTATGATGCTTGGAAGGCACAAGTTAAAGCAGTAAAAGACAAATATCCGAAAGCGTAAAAATGGCGTACATAGGTAATCCAATCTACCAGTCAGCGTTTGTAACCGACCAATTTTCTGGTGATGGTACAACTACGGCTTTCACAATGTCAGTGTCCCCTGCTGGCGTATCTAACGTTCTTGTTGCCGTTTCTGGTGTTCTTCAAGATCCGTCTACTTATGGTGTCGTAGGTACAACAATCAACTTCTCAACTGCGCCGCCTTCAGGTACAGGTAACATTTCATGCCGTTATTTGGGCGTTCCAGTAACAGGCGTTACAACCACAGCTTATCGCACGGTCACAGAGTTCACAGCAACTGCCAGCCAGACGACATTCACTCCGCCTTCTTATGCGGTTGGCTTCATTAACGTTTATCGTAACGGCGTGTTATTGGGTTCAGCTGACTACACGGCATCTAACGGAACCACAGTAGTTCTAGCCACAGGTGCAACAGCTGGCGATCTAATCACGGTTGAGTCATTCCAAATCAGCTCCGTAGCTAACGCCATTCAAAATACAGCTGGTTCAGTGGGTACAAACAACATTGCTGGTGGTGCTGTTACAGCTGCAAAGATGGCATCGGCTTCTGTTGTTCTAACAAGCAGTACGGTTTCAGGCGTTCTCCCACAGGCCAACGGTGGTACAGGCACAACAGTTGGATATAACGGTTTTAAGAACCGCATCATTAATGGTGATATGACCATCGATCAGAGGAACAACGGCGCAAGCGTAACGCCATCAATAACTTCTTTTCCTTGGCCTTATAGTGTTGATAGATGGAGTACAGTACAAACGCAAGCATCTAAATTTAGCATCCAACAAAACGCTGGGGCAGTTACCCCACCTCCTGGATTTAGAAATTATTTAGGAATTACAGTTGGAGCTTCTGCCAACGTAACAGTTGGCGTTAATGATATATTCCAATATTTGCAGCGTATTGAAGGTTTTAACACTGCTGATTTAGATTGGGGTACTGCAAACGCATCTCCAGTAACATTGTCGTTTTGGGTTCGTAGTTCAATTGCTGGCACATTTGGCGGCGCTTTAGGCAACGTAAGTGATAACTATGTTTATCCGTATAGCTACACAATTAATGCTACAAACACTTGGGAATATAAAACAATCTCAATTACTGGCGCTACAGCAGGAACTTGGGGAACCACAAACGGTATTGGCATAAACGTAACCATTGGTTTTGGCGCGGGAACAAACCAACAAAATACTCCAGGAGCATGGTCTACGTTATCTAGATTTGCGCCAACAGGACAAACAAATCTAATTGCAACTAACGGAGCAACCTTCTACATCACAGGTGTTCAACTAGAAAAAGGCTCTACGGCCACAAGTTTCGATGTCTTGCCCTACAGTACTGAATTGCAACTTTGTATGAGGTATTGTCAATTTAATCAATCTGGAGCTGGTAAATGGGACACAGGTGGAGTCCAATTTGCTGGTAGTGTTCCTGTTGTAGTTCCAATGAGAACAACACCAAGTGTAACTATTATTAGCTCTTCGTCAGCGTTAGACCAACTTTATGTTGCTCGTAGAAATTTTATAGACACTCCAACATTTTATGATGTAATTACTACTTCTGGTGGATTTACTGGTGGACAAGCGTATGTAAGCACATCAGCAGCGACAGGAAGTGCTGAAGGTATATTTATTGCTAATAAATGGCTATTGATTGCGGAGCTATGATGTATAAAGAAATGAAACACCCTTACGAAGCAACAATAATTGCAGTATTGCGGTTGTCTGATAACACATCAATTCCATTTGACCCAGCCAACACCGATTACCAGGCTTACTTAGCATGGCTTGAAGAAGGCAACGAACCATTACCAGCTGAGGCAACAGAATGACAAGAGCAGCAGACGTAGCATCTACAACCTTACCCTCATGGACGACTGCGAATAGACCTGCGAGTCCAGCTGTTGGTCAGCAGGGTTTGAACACGACATTAAACGTATTTGAAATTTATAACGGCGTTTCTTGGCAAACAGTAACCGCACTTCAATATTCTGTTGAATATTTAGTAGTTGCTGGGGGCGGCGGTGGTGGTAGACGTCTAGGTGGCGGTGGCGGTGCGGGCGGTTATTTACAAGGAAGTTCAATAATAACGTCATCAACTGCATACTCAATAACCGTGGGCGGTGGCGGTGCAGGAGCAAATGCGGATAACGTGCCAGGATCTAATGGTTCTAATTCTGTTTTTGCTTCAATAGCAACATCAATAGGTGGCGGTGGCGGTGGTAGTAAAGATGCTAACCGAACAGATGGTGGTTCAGGTGGTGGGGGTTCTTCTGGTGAAGGCGGAGCAGCGACTACTTCTGGCGGCTCAGGAACTGCTGGTCAAGGTAATGCTGGTGGTACTGGTGGGCCTGGAAACAACCCATACGTAGGTGGCGGTGGCGGCGGCGCAGGGGCCGTTGGTGGTAATTCTAGTTCTGCGGCAGCTGGTAATGGCGGTAACGGACTTACATGGCTAAATGGTTCTACTTATGCAGGTGGTGGTGGTGGCGCTTGGTGGGGTACTGTAGGAACACTTCCACCAGCAGCAACTGGAGGTACTGGCGGTGGCGGAATAGGATTTAGTGCGTTTGGAGCTAACTCTGTAACCCCAGGTAGTGGTACAACTAATACTGGCGGTGGTGGTGGTGGTGGCGGTTGGACTGGTTCAAGCGGTGTTACTGGTGGAGCAGGTGGTTCTGGTATTGTCATCATTAGGTACCCTGGCGCACAGCGTGGATCTGGCGGTACAGTCACATCTGCTGGTGGGTTCACATATCACACTTTCACAACATCTGGCACATACACAGCATAAGGATAAGACATGGCATTAACAACAGTTGACCAAGGCTTATTAAGCACCAACGCCCAATACACAGGGTTCAAGAACCGCATCATTAATGGGGCGATGCAGATCTCACAAAGGAACGTCACTTCTAGCGTTACACCTACTGCTGAAACTTATACTTTAGATAGGTGGTCTGCTGAAATGTCGGCAAGCTCTAAATATTCAGTTCAACAAGATGCTGGTGGTGTTACTCCGCCAGTAGGATTTATAGATTATCTTGGCGTAACTTCTACTTCTGCTTACAGTGTTACATCAAGTGATTTTTTTGGTATCTTTCAAGTAATAGAGGGTTTTAATATTGCCGACTTAGCTTGGGGTACAGCAAGTGCATCACCAGTAACCGTATCGTTTTGGGTTCGTTCTAGTCTTACTGGGACCTTTGGTGGGGCTATTGAAAATAGCGCTGGTAATCGTTCTTACCCGTTTAGCTACACCATTTCTGCGGCAAACACTTGGGAATACAAAACCATAACTATTCCAGGCGACACAACTGGAACTTGGTTAACAAATAATGGTAGGGGAATAACCCTAAGATTTGGTTTGGGTGTTGGTTCTACATATAGCGGAACTGCTGGCTCATGGTCAGGCAGTCGTTTCTTCTCAACTACGGGGGCAAGATCAGTAGTTGGCACTAGCGGAGCAACCTTCTACATCACAGGTGTCCAACTAGAAAAAGGCTCCACGGCCACGAGTTTTGATACCCGCTCCTATACAACCGAATTGCAGCTTTGCCAACGCTATTACACAAAAACATATTTGGACGGTGTTGTTCCTGGAACATTTGCTTCACCTACTCAAGCAAACGCAATATGGAGTTCTGTACCAACTACAAATTCATACCCACAAATTGGACAATGGTTTTACCCAGTTACTATGAGGGCAGTGCCAACACTTGTTATTTACAACCCAAACACTGGCGTCATAAACAGTTTTAGAGGGGATAGTGATAATTATTCGCCAGCTAGTCCAAATAGCGTAGGGAATAAATGCGTAACTTTTTATGGTAACAATGTTAGCGTTGGAACTAGTGTATTTATTTCTGTTCAAGCCACAGCCAATGCGGAGTTATGATTATGTATAAACAAGTATCTTTAAAAGGCGTTATTCAAGATGTTGTGCTTCGTACTACAGACGGTGCTTACATCCCATTTGACCCAGACAACACAGACTACCAAGAGTACCTAAAGTGGCTTGAGGCTGGTAACACTCCACAGACTGCGGACTAATGTTCGGAATAACCACCTTTGCTCAGTCACCCTTTGCTGGATTGGGTGGTGCTGCGTACTCGCTTACTGTAGCTGAGTCTTTAACGACCACGGATGTTTACCTTGGCCCAGTGGCGTTTGAAGGTCTAGTAGATGACGACATTACACTAGCTGACAGCGATGGTGGTGGTACAAGTTTTGACTTCTTCGTAAACAATACCGAAAACTTCTCATGGGACGACAGCTCTTCTGGCGTGGTTGATCTATTGGTATCCCAGGCTGACTCGTTCACATTGACCACGGCAGAAGCGGCTCAGGTTGACTTTGCACCAATTACTGCTGATACAGCCACATTCACGGACGTATACACAGGCACATTTGATTTCGTTGGTTTAGACGAAGAGACCGCTACATTCACAGATGTTTGGGCGGCGCTGGTCAACTTTAACCCAGTCATGGCGGAGTTACTTACATTAACAGAAGCTCAAACAGGTAACGTAGATACCTCGCCAAGCGTAGCAGAATCGGTTACATTAACTGATGCGGAAATCGGAAATGTAGACTTTGTAGGTGCTTTGGCTGAAACATTAACGCTAACCACTTCTTTATTTGTACGTGGCTGGTATAAAATTGATGATGACCAAGTACCAAATTGGGCGCAGATTAACAACACTCAGTCTAGTACATGGACTCAGATTAACGATACTCAAACCCCAGGGTGGGTAGAAATAGATAACAGGGATTAAATATGGCCTCAACTTATTCAACTACTTTACGCCTTGAGCTAATCGGTAACGGTGACCAGTCAGGTACTTGGGGTGATACAACTAACTCAAACTTAGGTGATTTGATTGAAGCTGCGATTACTAATTCGGTCAATATTACTTTTGCTAACGCCCAGTACACCCTGTCAGCTAACAACGGCTTGCCAGACGAAGCCCGTAATGCGGTGCTAAACCTCGTTGGCTCTAACTCAGGCCCACAGAACCTAATTGCTCCAGCGGTTGAAAAGACGTATATCGTCAAGAACGCCACAGGTGCAGTAGTAACAATCAAAACTTCAGGTGGCGCAGGTGTAGCCATAGCTAACGGCACAACCCGCATCGTATGGTGTGACGGCACAGACTTCTACACAGCAGCCGCTTCAACGGTCATTGCTACAACAGCCCCAATTAATAACTCCGTGAGTGGCGATACAGTCACAATCAGCATGGATAACAGCGGTGTAAACGCTGGTTCATACACATTATCTAACATTACAGTAGACGCTAAAGGTCGTGTAACTACTGCTTCATCTACAACTTTGGGAACAATGTCTACCCAAAACGCCAACGCTGTGGCTATTACAGGTGGTAACGCAGTTTTAACAAACGTTACTGCGACTACTGTTGCTCTAGGTGGTGGTTGGACTGTAACTGAGTCAGGTGGAACTTTGGTGTTCAGAAGTAGCGGTACAAGCCGTATGCGCTTAGATTCATCAGGCAACTTGACTTTAACAGGTAACGTGACTGCTTACGGAACGATCTAATGACTACGCCTAGCGGAACAATATCAATGTCGGACGTAGCCACTGAGCTAAGTGTTACGACAACCGATATTAACTTAAACCAGCAAAACGTCCGTAGATTAGCAGGTCAGGTCAGCGGTGCGGTTAGCATGCAGAACCTACAGAACAAGACTTGGGTTCTAAACCTGACAGGCACACAGTCTGCTGGTCGATGCTTCTCAGCTCAGTCTGGGTTCTCTATTGACCGTTACGGTTCAGCTGGCGATATTTTCTTGACTATGGGTGCATGGCCTACAGACCCACCAAACTGCCAGACCGTACCTTGGCAATATTTACAATATGGCGGTGCAACAAACGGCTCTAACTACCCACGCTGGACTAACGTTTGGCAGGTTAACTTAAGCTCTTTAGGGGTTGGTAACAGCACGCAGACCCGTGCGCCAAACTGGCCTTACACATTGGTTGAGTACACCTACATCATTACTCGTAACTCTGTTAACAGCGTTCAAATCACAATCTACCCTAACGCATGGGGTACAGGTGATACAGGTACATCCATCTCAGTATCAAACTGGTGGAACGGCTTTATAAATGACTTTGGTGGCACGACATTAACTTTAACTTGGACAAGTTTGGGATATTAAATGAGTAATACTTTTGCCGATTGCCACTGCGATAACGAAGCCAAAGTCTTGTATGACATGTACAAGGTACAGAACAACCTAAAAGATGGCGAGTGGGACACCCCTGTGTGCTGCCGTAGTGAGCAGGCTCGCATGGTTATATCAGGTAAGACCCTAACTCTTTATTACACAGACGGAACAGTGTCTACTTATACAGAGGCGTAAATGGTTCGTATAGCCCAATTAACTTGTTGGTTTGTAGGTGGCATCATTCTTGGCGGATTGATTGCTGCTTCAATGGCACAAGACACAACCATTAATTACCGTGGGCAGCCTCCAGCAGCAGCTATGGCGCCTAGCATTTCTTCATTTAGTCAAGATAACTGCTTAGTTGCGGTATCTGGCGCCGTTAGTTCTACAGTATTTGGCTTCTCTGGCGGTTCTTATAAGATGGATGAAGACTGCTCTAGTCGTAAGTGGGCTACATTCTTAGCCAATCAAGGTCTTAAAGTAGCAGCCGTGGCTGTTGCATGTCAGGCGAAAGAAGAAAATTGGCAAGCAATGATGTTGTCAGGAACCCCCTGCCCCATCGACGGTCTCATTGGTGACGCAGCTCGCAATGAGTGGATTAAACGCTATCCTGAAAAGTTTGTGAAATTATATGGTTCGGTTCCTCCTCTTGTTGACCTTGCTGCTAATAAGCCCGATAAGGAGTAGTTATGCGCAAAATAATGCGTGCTATTGCACGACTCCTTGGATTCCAAACTCAATCTACGGAAACTCCTGTACAGCCAACGCCAACTGCTGGGCCTGCGCCCCAGGTGCGTACCCGCAAAGCTGGCAGCAAGCCTTCTGCCCCAACTACCAAGCCCCGCAAGTCCAAGTCTGTAACAGCGAAACCCAGTTCCAAACCCAAAGCTGCCCAGCAAACTACAGCGGCGTCATCACGCAAAGCAAAACCAAAATCTGCCCCAGCGGTACGTGGACAGAGTGGCAAACAGTCAGCAACACCTGCACGCCGAACCCGCCAACATGCCAAGTAAGCAGTCAACAGCAAACTCTTCAATGCCAGACCGGTTATACGGGGAGCATTACCCAGACTCGTTCCTCGACGTGTCCGAATCCGTACGGAAGCCCACAGTGGCAACCTTGGGTGACTACATCAGACACTTGCAAGAAGTCGATAAACAATCCGACAAACCCTGTGTCGCCTGTGAGCCCCTTGAGTCCGGCTTCGACCACATCTGCCCCAACAATCCAATCCTCACCTGTAACTGCACCGACCCCAAATACTGTGCCGAACTCGGAAACGACCCCGACCGCCAGTACAGAGACATCTCAGACGCAGACGCAGACGCAGACGGAAACGAAGACAGATGCCCAGACCACGACGGGTTCTCAGACAACATCGACTACACAGGCATCCCCTACCCCAGCACCAAAGGGGAAAGTGCAGTCAGTGGTTGGCCTTGTGTTGTCGTTGGAGCTGTTTGTGAAACCTGGACTACAGCAACCGAACGTATTCTCCGAACCACAGCTAGTGGGTGGGATACCAAACAACATACTGATGCAGGACTCAATAATGATGGACCTGCTGCAACAACCAAGCTATAACCAACCTTTTGACGCACCAGACTTAGGATTTGAGCAATGAGCGATTTAGAAAAATTAGATAAGGTACAAGGCTTCGTAGAGAAGTGGGTAACTTGGGCCAAGCAGAACACCATGGTGGCTGGCTTTATTATTGCTGGCGTACCTGCCATATTGGGTGCTGGTTATACAGGCATTACCAAGTTCAACGAAGTCAAAGAGATGTATGAAGGCTACAGTGACACGGCATCATCTGCATCAAGCGCAGAACGCAAGGTTAAGATACTAGAAGAGAAGGTAGCTGACCAACGTGAAGTAATTGCCAAGATGCAAGAGCGTTTGGCTGAGGCTTTGATGGCTGCTCGTGAAGCTAAGATTGTTGCAGAAAGCACACAGAAAGAACTCCGTTCTGGCTTAGCCGCACAAAAAGTTGAGCTAGATGTGACAAGTTCTACTCTACGCTCTGAAATGAACACACTAAAACGTGCCACGACGAATAGACTCGGAAACTAAAAAGGAATAAATATGTTATCGCTAATTTCAACACTAGGCGGCTTGCTAATCTCAGGCTTACCGAAGCTATTAGAGTATTTCCAAGATAAGGCAGACAAGAAACACGAGCTAGAACTAGCTAAGATGCAGACTGAGCGTGAGCTACAGATGATGGAGCGTGGCTTTGCTGCACAAGCCAAAGTGGAAGAGATTCGCACTGACCAAGTGATGATGCAGACAGACGCGGATATGACCAAGGCGGCTTATGAGCATGATGCTAAGGTGTTGGCTAAGGCGGCTCCATGGGCTTCTACATTTGTGGCTACTGTGCGCCCGATGGTAACTTATCTGTTTGTGGCTGAGTTATTCGTGATTAACGTAGGTATTGGTGTGTATGTGTTTATGCACCCTGGCATTATTAATAACATTGATGATTTGCTTAAAATTGCTAACGAAATTTTTAGTGACGATGAAATGGCTATGCTCGGTGCCATTATTGGTTTCTGGTTTGGTTCACGTGGTTGGAATAAAAAGTGAAAGTAAGCGACAAGCTTATTGAGATGGTGAAACACGATGAAGGTGTTAGAACGTCTCCTTACCAATGCCCCGCTTTGTTATGGACCGTGGGCGTCGGCCATGTTATTGACCCCGCTCATGCTAGAGTACCGCTGGCTAATCGAAAGGAACTACCTATTCCTGAAGGTTGGAATCGCGTTCTAAGTATGGATGAAGTTAACAGTATCCTTAAACAAGACCTAACCCGCTTTGAGGCAGGTGTTCATCGCCTATGTCCAGGTGAGATGACTCAAGGGCAGTTTGATGCCTTGGTTAGTTTTTCATTTAATGTGGGTCTTGGTAACTTGCAGAACAGTACCCTGCGTATGAAGCACAACCGCAAAGATTTTGAAGGTGCAGCCGAAGAGTTCTTGAAGTGGAACAAAGCTGGTGGTAAAGTGCTAAAAGGGTTAGATAAACGTCGCAGAGGCGAAAAAGCCTTATACGAATCTTAGGGTAAACCATGCCATTACAGAAATTAGTATTCCGACCAGGAGTCAATAAAGAGAACACTAACTACTCTGGTGAGGGTGGTTGGTATGAGTGCGACAAAGTTCGATTCCGTTCAGGCTTCCCAGAAAAAATTGGTGGCTGGACACGCTACTCAAACAATCAATTTTTAGGTGTTTGTCGTTCATTGAACCAGTGGACTACACTGGCTGGCGAATCTCTTATTGGCTTAGGAACAAACTCAAAGTTCTATATTGAAAAGGGCGGTGCTTATTTTGACATCACCCCAATCTATGACACCACGGTCAATGCTTCTACAGCAACATCTGGGCCGTTCTTTGCCTCAAATGGTAGCGCAACTTTAACTGTTGTAGATGCTACTTATAACCCAGAGCTTGGTGACTACGTTATATTTTCAGGTTCCGCTAACTTAGGCGGTAACGTTACCAGCACGGTCATCAATACTGAATACGAAGTAAGTTCGGTCATTAACTCTACAGCGTACACTGTAACAATCCCAGTTACTGCAAATGCAAGTGATACGGGTCATGGTGGCAATGCCGTAACAATTACTTACCTATACCCATCAGGTCTAAATACTTACACATTCGGCTTAGGCTGGGGTGCGGGTCCATGGTCTCGTGGTGGTTGGGGTTCAGCAGCAAGTATTGGTATTGGCCAGCAGTTGCGTATTTGGACTCAAGATAACTTTGGTGAAGACCTTATATACGCCCCTCGTGGCGGTGAGATTTTCTATTGGGATGCTTCAACTGGTGTCAATGCCCGTGGTATCTCTCTTGAGGCAGCTGCGAATGCCGCAGCTTTTTCAGGTCAATTTGTTCCTAACCAGACTTATCAGATTATTTCATCAACCGTACAGCGTTTTTGTATTGCTTTTGGTGCTAACTCATACGACCCTACAAACGCCAACACGCCTTTTGACCCGTTATTGGTTCGCTGGTCTGACCAAGAAAACCCATTTGACTGGGTGCCGGCAGCTACTAACCAGTCTGGTGAGCAACGCTTATCTATTGGGTCTCAAATTATTCAAGCTGTTAATACCCGTCAAGAGATTCTTGTAATTACTGATGCAGCGATTTACTCAATGCAGTATCTAGGGCCACCTTATGTTTATGGCTTCCAGTTATTGCAAGACAACATATCCATCATGGGTCCAAAAGCGGCAATTACAGTTAATAACGTGACTTACTGGATGGGTTCGGATAAGTTCTTCATGTACTCTGGTCGTGTGGAAACTTTACCTTGCTCAGTACGTCAGTTTATTTTCCAAAACTTAAACAAAGACCAGGCTTATCAAGTATTTGCTGCTTCTAACGAGCAGTATTCTGAGATTTGGTGGTTCTATTGTTCAACCAATTCAACGGTTGTTGACAGCTATGTTGTGTATAACTACCTAGACCGTGTGTGGTATTACGGCACTATGGGTCGCACAGCATGGCTTGATTCAGGTGTTTTGCAGTATCCAATTGCAGCTGACTATAACCGCCGTCTGTTGAACCATGAAGATGGCAACGATGATGTATCTGGACCTAGTGCTACAGCAATTAATGCTTACATCCAGTCATCTGACTTTGACATCGGTGACGGGCATAACTTTGGTTTTGTATGGCGCATCTTGCCTGACGTAACCTTTGCTGGATCTACAGTGCAGAATCCAAGATGCACAATGGTCGTTAAGCCAAGAACTAACGCTGGTACAGCCTATGGCACACCAAACGACAAGACGGTAGAACGTACGGTAGCCGTTCCTGTGGAGCAGTTTACAGGTCAGGTCTATACCCGCATTCGTGGTCGTCAGATGGCGTTCCGTATTGAGTCTGCTGATATAGGTGCATCATGGCAGTTGGGTAGCCCACGTATTGATATTAGGCCAGATGGAAGAAGATAATGGCTACTGAGTACAAAACTGGCGCACTGATACCGCCAAAGGCCCCCAACCTCCTCATTGCTCCACCAACTGAGTATGAAGCACGGTATCAGGAACAGTTAAATGCCGCCTTACGTTTGTACTTTAATACGATTGATAACTTCTCCCAGCAGTTCAGTAGTAACTCTGGCGGTTCTTATTTAAAGTTTCCTAACGGTGCGTTTCATCAAGACGGCTACACAACTTTAACCAATGCCATACCAAACGGCAGTTCAACTGCGACTATTGTTGTTGCATCTACCGCTATGTTTGCATCAGCTGGTACGATTCTGATTGGTAAAGAATTAATTTCTTATACAGGTAAAACAGCAACCACGTTTACGGGTATTACCCGTTCTGAATATGGTTCAACAGGCGCTTCCCATGCTGCTGGTGTTTATGTGACTGAGGCACAAGCAGTGCCATCTGCAACAACAGCATTAGCTGTTCCATTTGATTCAACAGATACTAGCAATCAAGTAAGTATAGATGCAACAGATAACAGTAAGATTGTTTTTGACATTCCAGGCTACTACAACATCCAGTTTAGCGCTCAACTTTTAAACCCCAGAAGCTCAATAGATAACGTGGTTTTTTGGTTTAGGAAAAACGAGGAAGATATTGCCTATAGTGCTGGCGTTTCTACAGTTCCAACAGGACCTAGCGCTACTTTAGGCGCAACAATAACTGCTTGGAACATAGTAGTACCTGTAAATGCTGGAGATAATATTCAGCTAATGATGCACTCAACTTCTGGGGATACAGTAATTGGCACATATCCGCCAGGAACAGCCCCTGTACACCCAGTTTCACCTTCAGTTATTTTAACTGCAACGTTTGTATCGGCGCTTTACTAATGATAAACTTCAACATAATTAACCCAGCGAGGCAGCAATGAGCCAACAACTAGCTAACCACCTTAAATCCTATGGTAGAAACGGGGATACTGAACTCGTTCACATGACCAAAGGTGAGATTAAAGGTCTTCAAGATTTGGCTATGGCGCATGGTGGCTCGCTAACTATTAACCCTGATACGGGTCTAGCCGAAGCTGGCTTCCTTAAAAACATCCTCCCTGCTATTGCTGGCGCTGGTCTTATGATGATTCCAGGTATGCAGACTGTCGGTGCTGGCTGGATTGGTGCTGGTATTGGTGCTTTAGAAGCTGCCCGTACAGGTGATATTGGTAGAGGTTTGATGGCTGGTCTTGGTGCTTATGGTGGTGCAGGCTTGGCTGGTGGTCTAATGGGTACGGCGGCTGGTGCAGCGGCTCCTACAGGTACAGGCATATCTACGGCAGGTGGCGCAGGTGCTGGCACTTCAGTTACTCCTACAGCTACAGGCGGTTTGAACGCGGCTCCAAGCAGTATTGGTAGTTTAAGCCCTACAGCTACAGGTGGTGCAGCTGGAATAACAGCCCCGACTAGCGCTCTTAGCTATACACCTTCAGCAGCTACACCTGGTATGGCTGGTTCTCAGATTGCTAAATACGGCATGTCCGCTTTAGCCCCAGCTATTGCAGATGCAACGGCACCAAAACCAATTGAGGCTATTACCCCAGAAAAGTCATCAGGTAAATATCTATCTGGTGATTTCCAAGCATACGTACCACAACGCCCAGACCCATATTACAGACCACTTGGTTTGGGGTATGCAGCTGAAGGTGGTGTAATGCCTGACGATTTAAGTTATGCCAACGGCGGTATGATTGACCCAATGCAGAGAATGCCTAACGGTGGTTTAGCAGCTCTTCAAGGTATGCGTGATGGTTATGGCGCACCTCAAACAACAGATGGCAACATGCCCCAATTTAGTGGTGGCGGTAGAACTTTAAGCCCAAAAGAAGTAGAAATAAAAAGTGGTATTTTTAAAGACACAAACCCAAATACCGCCAACCTTGGCGCAGCTGAAGCCGCAGAATATTATGTAAAAAACGCTGCTAAAAAGAACAAGGTTCCCTACACAAAGATGCCAAAGACCAGTGTTGAAAGTTTAGGCGAAATTGAAGTTGGTCCAGTAAAACGAGCTGCTATGGGTGGCTCAATCGGAGGCTATTCAGATGGTGGAAGAATGCTTAAAGGTCCTGGCGATGGGATGTCTGATAGCATCCCCGGTGTTATTGGTAACAAGCAACCCGCAAGGTTGGCTGACGGTGAGTTCGTTGTACCTGCTGATGTTGTGTCGCATCTTGGGAATGGTAGTACTGATGCTGGCGCTAAACGGTTATATGCAATGATGGACAAAGTCCGTAAAGCCCGCACTGGTACTAAGAAACAAGGTAAGCAAATCAAACCTGAAAAATATATGCCAGCATGATTGAAGTCTCTTTAGTACCTCCAGAGTACGTCGATACTTGTTGGGGCAAGATAGAGAATTTTATTGGTAAAGCAGCTAAGTACACATACGGCAGGTATACGGTTGGTAACATTTATGATATGGTCATGGATGGCGATTATCAGCTTTGGGTTGCTTATGATGGGAAAGACTTTAAAGGCGCGGTAGTTACGAATATAATGAATTACCCACAAAAAAGAATTTTGTGCATGCAGTTTTGTGGGGGTGAAGAACTAAAGCTTTGGAAGCAACCAATGCTTGATTTGCTAAAAAGATTTGCCCGTGACTCAGGGTGCGAAGGAATTGAGTCGACAGGTCGCCCAGGATGGGCTAAAGTATTTCAAAATGACGGCTATAAAGCCACTTGGGTGACTTACGAGTTGCCTATTGAACAGGAGTAAGAGATGGGTAAAGGCGGCGGTGGTTCACCAGCACCACAAACAACAACGGCATATCAAACCAATCTACCTGAATACGCAAAGCCGTATGTTGAGAATATGCTCAACGCTGCTCAAAAGCAGATATACAACGATGACATGACGTCATTTAGGGCATATAGACCTTATAGCACTGACCCAACTCAATACTTTGCTGGCCCTTCTGGGCTACAACAGTCTACTTACAGAGAAGCTGCTGGCATGCAGACCCCTGGGCAATATGGTATGGCTACTGGCTTGGGTGGTTTAGCTGCTATGGGCCAGATGGGCGCAGGTCGTCAATTTGCTCAACAGGCTACAGACCCGTTCTCAATTCAAGCATACATGTCCCCATTCATGCAAAACGTGGTGGACACACAAAAATTATCCGCACTTCGTGATTACCAAATCGCCCAGCCAGCACGTCAAGCCCAAGCTGTAAGAGCAGGTGCGTTTGGCGGTTCACGCTCAGCTATTGAGAATGCTGAAGCTCAACGTAACTTAATGAGCCAGTTACAAAACATTCAAGCTACTGGTACGCAAAAAGCTTTTGAAGATGCACAAAGACAGCAGCAGTTTGGTGCTAACTTAGGCCTTCAAGGTTTGGCAGGTGCTTCACAAACAGCGGGTATGTTAGGTCAATTAGGTGGTGCTCAACAGCAAGCTGACATCGCTCGTCTAGGTTTACAGAACCAATTAGGTGGCCAACAGCAGCAGTTCCAACAAGGTATCATCAATCAGGCTATTCAGGATTACGCTACACAACAGCAGTATCCGTTTATGCAGTTGTCAACAATGAGCAACTTGCTACGTGGTTTACCTATGCAGGCTATGACAACACAAGGGTATCAAGCTGCTCCTAGCGCCATTTCACAATTAGGTGGTCTTGGTGCTACAGCTCTAGGTGCTTATGGTGCGGCTGGCGGTTTCCGTGCGGCTCAAGGCGGTGAAGTGAAATCATACGCAGGTGGTGGCTCTATTAAAGGTTACGCCGGCCCTGAAGGTAGCTTAGTTGCTAGCGCAGGTGCTACTGGTGTTGCTGGAAGTATTGAGCGTCAGCTTATGAGTAAAGGTGTACCAGAGCTTGTTCAGATTGCCAAGACAAACCCAAGCGAGCAGATTCGTGAGATGGCTGGGCGTATTGCTGCTGCTAAACAGTTACAAGAAAGACAAGCTCAGTCTATGGGCTTAGAAGGCGCACCTGCTGGCAATCTTGATGATATTGGTATGGCTAGTGGGGGTATTGTTGCGTTTGCTGGTGATACTGAAGACGGTAGCTATGTTGATGAAGCGGAACTACGCAAAAAGTACAACATCCAACCTGGTAGTGCTTTAGACACAACAGGTAATTATTTAGGCTACTTACAGGCTAAAGGTTTTGGTGAGCAAACTCCTGAAGCTAAAGCTATTGCTGCAAGCATCGCCGACGCCAGAAAAAATTTAGGCGAGGATTATGATAGTAAGAATCTTTGGCAAGCAGTTATGGCAGGTGGTATTGGTGCCATGAAAGGCAAATCTCAGTACGCTCTATCTAATATTGGTGAAGGTCTTGAATCTGGTTTAGGCCAGTACATGAAAGGCGAAGCTCGTAAAGAAGATATGCTCAATAAGTTGCGCAGTGGTGAAATTGACCTTGCTAAACTTACAGGTGCAGAGCGTGCCAACTTATTACGATACGCAACATCTGCGGTTAGCGCTGACGAAGCTACTAAAGGTCGTCTTGAAGCTGCTAAACATAATGCGGCAATACGTGGAATTGAACTTGGTAGACGTGAAGATGCTAAGGCTGATGCTGCTAGAAACCGAGAAGAAACTCAAATTCGTGAATGGACTAAGATATTCTTGGGTACAGGCAACACAAACCCAAGTGTAGACCAAATTGCTGCGGCACGGAAACAAGCTGAAGACTACGTTAAAAATACAAAAGTAATTAAAATCCCAGATTAAGGTTAGCGATGCCTATCTACGAATACAAAGGTCAGCGATATGAAGTCGCTACAGATGACGTCAACGCAGCCAAAGAAAAGATTTTAGGTTACTTAGGCGCATCTGCCCCACCTGCTGTACCACCTGTGGAAGAGGTACCTGTTGAACGTCAACAGACAGAGACTAAAACTACTAACCCATTAATGGGTTTGTTAGCACGGGGTTCTACCGTTCTTGGGCAAGGTCTTGAAGGTTTTACTAGAGGCGCAGAAGCTCTTGGTAAAAAAATGGAAGGTAGCCTTACGGAAGAAGAGCGTGCGGGTATGCAGGCTTTAAGAGAAAAGTCTTCCGTACCGACTATTAATTTTGACCCTGATACCTATAAAAACCTACAAAGCACTGCAACTAATTTAAAAAATTGGGGTGCTGATATTGGGTATTCACCATCTACAAAACTGGGTGAACTACCTGGAAACCCACTTAAACTGATACCGTTTATTGCTGAGCGTGTAATTACATCTACACCAGATATGGCAGCTGCTGTAACTCTTGCCCCAGCATATGTAACGGCTCGCACAAACGAAATTCTTAATGAGCGAATTAAGAACGATGAAAAGAAATTAAAAGACGCAACTATAAGTGATGTTGCTACAGCAGCAGGGGCGGCGCTTTTAGAAACGTATTTAGAAAAAACTGCTACTGGTCGTCTATTTAAACCAACTGCCGCAAAAACAGGTGCTGGACGTATTGGTAAAGAGACTGCGATTCAGTCGGGTACAGAAGCTGTTGAAGAAGGTATTGGGTATTTAGGCGGAACAGCTGGCACTAAAAGAGGTGTTGATTACGGCGACTTAGCCGAGCAAATGATTGAAGGTGCTATTGTAGGTGGCGGTTTAGGTGCAGGTGCTCAAGGAACTAGAGAAGCTTTTCGTCCAAAAACACCACCCACTACCCCTACAACAGAAGAGCCAAAGTTTGAGATTGACCCACGGACAGGTGTGCTACGCCCTGTACAGACTGAAACTACTGAAACTACACAAGCCGCTCCGCTAACTAAGCAGGGTGAATTGTTTACTAAAGAAGAAGCGCCGTATCAGGTTACACCTGGTGAGGTAAGTGTTGAAGCACAAGCACGTCAAGAAGCAAGTGACCGTGCAGAAGAACAGATTGTTGTATTAAAACAACAGTTAGCTCAAACAACAGACCCACAGCAAGCAGCTGCGATTCGTGACGACATCTCTAAACTTGAGCCACTTGTCCAAGAAACTGGACAACAAAAAGCTATCCGTTTAGGCGACGAATTTGTTACGCTATACCGCAAGGGCACTGCACTTGGCCAACAAAAGGCTGAGTTAGAACAGGCTCGTGACGCTGAAAAAACTTTAGACGGCAAAGCTGCTATCACTGAGCAGATTAAAGCTATTGATTCACAGATTGAGCAGGTTGTTGCCCGCCAAGAAGAACTTAGTGCTGAAGGCAAGCAACTTGAAAAAGAAGGCGTTTCATTTGACAAGACCAAGGATGACCTCGACCTAAAGGGTCCGTCACCTATTGTTAATAAGAAAGTGCTAGCCAAGTTTGGTTTGGCACCTAAAGCACCGATTCGCCAAGAGCTGTTAAATCTTGATATGACTGACCCTGAAGACAGGCAAAAGTTCATTGATGCCGTAGATAAGCATACAATCAAGAAAGCTAAAATTGACATGACTGCGGTTGAGAATTACCTCAACGCATTTGAGCAAAGACAGGAGGCCCCAGTTGAGCAAACAGGAACAGTACCTATCGCTGGAACCAGAACAGGTGAGCCAAGCGTTTCTATGCCTAGTGGACAACTTGGAACCGCCGAAGGAACTACAGCACCTACAACTACAGGACTGGCTGGCGCTGAGCCAACTGCTAGAGGACCTGTTGCAGGAACAGGAGTTGTTGACCAAACTGGGCAGGGTGCACTAACCGAAACACCTAAAATCCAAGGCGAGCTAAAAGGTAAAGCTACAATTAATTTAGCAGACCGTATTACGCAAGGTGACCTTAAAGGTGCGCTTGAAGAAATTGCTACAAGTGACCAGTACACCCCATTAGATAAGTTAGTAGCTAAACGCTTATTACAAGCCAAGACCCTACCTAAAGTAGAAATAGTAACGCCAGACGTTACTGGTGGAGACCCAGCTCAGTACAACCCAAACACCGATACGGTGCAGATTACTGCTGGAAATATTGATTCTCATACAGTGCTACATGAAACAACACATGGTTTCTTGCACGCTATGATTAGGCAGTCTGAGGCACGTGAAGCTAGAGGCTTGGGTGGTAACACTCGTTTAAATAGCCTTAAAGATGTGTACAACCATGTTAAGAAAACACGTCCTGATTTAATTGACAAGTACGGCATGAAAGACCTATCTGAGTTTGCCTCAGAAGCCATGTCTAACCCTGACTTCCAAAACGATTTACGCAACACACCATACCGTCGTTCAAACGTATTTACTGAGTTTGCTAGGGCTGTTTTACGTGCTATGGGTATTAACCCTGACCAGTCTGGTATTGCTGACATTGATGCTTTAGCAGGTGCATTGATGGCTGTCGAGGGTGCCCTTTCCACAGGCCGTAAGACGCAAGAAGATGTGCAGGCTGGTGTACGCCAACAAGCTGATTTAGATGTTGCCAAGGTACAACGCACCCCTGAAGCTGAGAAAGCTGAAAAAGATTCAGCGGCATTTAGGGCAAGTGCTGGTCCAGTACCTAAAGCTGGTTTCTTTAAGCGTACGCTTAATAAATTACAGGCCGTAAGAAATGGCAACTTAAACGTTGGTAGTGCAGTATTTGGCAACTTACAAAACTTTGCAGCTAATAACCAGGCGTTTTTAAACTTGATGCGTAAAGAAACTTTAGAGCTAGAAAAGAAAGGCTCTATTACCCACGCACAAGCTGAAGCCACCATGCTTGGTTTGATTGGTGCACAGATTACACAACGTGCGCAGTTAGCCGTGCAGATGATGGATAGAGGTAATTGGAAGTACGACCCCATCACAAACACGTATGACCCAATAAACGATAAAGATAACATGGCGGTATTTGGTGACTTGGCTAATGCACTAGCTAAACGCTTAGGTATTAGCCCTGAAGTTGCTCTAGGTTATATAGATGACGCCCTTGAAGCTAACCGCTTACAAAGCGTAGATGACAAGCTGATAAAAGCTAAGTCAGAATTAACCCGTGCAGAAAGCCGTGTTGCTTTTCTTGAGAACAATGTAAAACGTCAAAGAACCCCTGCGGGTACTCGCACAGCGGCTGAGCAAAGAGCTTTTGATAGAGCTGAAAACGCTCGTATTGAAACCGCGCGTAAGGAACTTAACCTTAAAAAAGAATTGGTCAAAGAACTCAAAGAGCGTATCAAGTTGTACACCGACCAAATGATGCACAAAGACCGTACCAATATCAAGGCAGGTATGGACCTTTATAACGCCCACCCCGAAATCCAAGAAGCAACTAGGGTGTGGAACGTAATGCGTCAGCGTGTAGTTGATTTAATGGTAGAAACAGGGCTTCTTACAGAAGAAAAAGCCCAAACATGGCTTGATGAAGCTGCCTACGTACCGTTCTTCCGTGATGTTGAGAGCGCAACTGAAGAAGCTCAGCAAGTAATTACTAAAGGCTTACGTGAAACCATGGCGCCGTTACGTGCCAAATACAAAGGTTCAATGGAAGACGTAGCCAGTGTAAGTTCTAATATGCGTCAGTGGATGCAGTGGGCTATTGCTGGGTCTATAAGTAACCGCCAAATTAAGCGTATGCTTGACCAGTACAAGGCGTATTTACCAGACGAAGTTCGTGAAGGCAGAGACCCAAATAAGGGTAACTTCACTGTAATGGAAAACGGTGTTGAACGTACATACAACGTGGATAGCCCTGAAATTGCGCAAGCATTTGTACAGCAGGGTGCGTACATCTACCCATTGATGAGCATCGCCAAGGGCGCTAGCGACATTGCTAGAAAAAACATCACCCGTATTCCGTTGTTCTCTGTGGGTCAGATTCCTGCCGACTTGTATGCGGCTATGTTTACATCAGGTATTAGAAACCCAGGTGCTCTTGTTGTACGCTTACTTAGCGAAGCAGTCAAAACAACTGTTGGTATGAGCCAAACACGTAAAGACTTAGTTAGACGTGGTCTTTTGAGCACGCACGAGTACAATGCTCAGCTTGATGAAGACTCAATTAAGTATGCTCAAGACGTTGTCCCACCTAGTGCGTACCGCAGAGTAATGCACTTATTAGATAGATTCGGTGCAACATCTGAAAACATAATCCGTCAAGCCGTTTATAACCAGCTACGCAGTGAAGGTGCAACACCACAAAAAGCTGAAACTGCTGTGGTTGAGATTATGAACTTCCGCAACAAGAGCGGTATCAAAGGTGTTAACTCACTAAGCAGTTCAGTTATCTTCTTTAACTCATACCTACAATCTGCGGCTCTCATACTTAAGACCTTATCAGGTAAAGGTATCACTTACCAAACACGTGCGCAGGGATTGGCAACTTTAGGTATTGTGTCCGCTAAGATTGCCACATTTAGTTTCTTGCTAGCCGCTCTTAGTGATATGGCTGATGAGGAAGATGAGTACGCAAAACGTAGCCGTGCAGCTAAGAACCGCATCTTTAACATCCCTGGCACAGACGGTATGGGTCTTGCAGTTCGTGAAGACGTGTATGTGTTACCACACATTTTGGCGCAGTACGCCTACAGAAATATGTTCCGCGAGTTAGAAGACCGTGGCGTAGATACAAAATCTTTGAAGGGGTCTCTAAAGAACGTTGCATTGAACTCACTTGTACCTCCTAGCGAGGGTGTGCCTCAGCTATTTAAACCGACTATTGAAGGTGCGTTGGGTGTCAACATCCATACTGGGCAAGACATTGTGCCTGAGCACATGAAAGCTTTAGAGCCTAGACTACAGTTCAACGCTACTACTGCTGAATACGCAAAGGCTATAGGCGCCGCAACAAATACATCTCCGTTGATGATTGAGCACTTTGTTAAAGGTTACTTTGGTACGACAGCGCAACTGTTCGATATGTTGTTTGGTGGGTTGATTTCAGAAGCCCGTGACATACCTAGACCCGCCCGCTCAACAAAAGAAGTATTGGCAAAGCTACCTAGCGTTGGTGCTTCATTTAGCAGAGATGAAAATATGGCTGTCGCAGAAGACTTGTACGAAGCCAAAAAAGAGTTTGACCGTGCGTTAAAGACGTACAAAAAGCTAAACGAAACCGACAACAAAGCGGCTGAAGCGTACCGTGACAAGTACAAAGACCTTATGCACAATCCTGCTGGCACAGTTAAAGAGTTGGAGAACATAAAGCGTAGGGAAAATTACGTGCGTAACCTACCAAGCCGAGAAAAGAACCCTGAAAAAGGTATGTCGGCAGAAGAGAAAGCAGCTGAGTTAGCCATTCTTAAAGAACGTAAAGACCGTTTGGCGCCACTCGTGCAAGGGCTTAGAAGAAAAGCTGACTTCTAAACAAAAAAACCCCGCACTAGGCGGGGTATCAACTCACGTGTTACAAAGGAGGTTGTAAACAAGGGGTTTACAGGCGAAGGATAACCTAAAATTATTCTTTGCGCCAGAATCGGATACCGATTTTTCCATTTTCTACAACTTCCTTGTACACTAGCTTTATCCCACGTTGCTTACCTGCACTAACTACTTGCGTAATTAATGGCTCAGTGTCCAACGCAGGGATGAAAAAAGAAGTTCCCAGCCTCATCTTGTGCCATTCGATTACTACTGGGATACCTTCGTTACTTATCATCAGCTGGTGTTTCTTTAAACGCCTCCGCATCCATTAGGTTTAGGAGGTTGTCGTCAATCTTAATTGCAGGGATAGCAGGTGAACTCAAGGCAGTACCCTTAGCCATGGCCTTCTTAGTGACTTCTGCATTTGCCTTTTCCTTCAGAGCCCGTACAGTGCCCTTAAACGAAATCTGCCTTTCCACACACCATGATTGCAAGTGGTCGTGGTCGATATACAGATGCCTTGTGTCAGGCTCGAAACGAACCCGCAAGTCGCCAAACGGTTCACGTAACGGTGCCTTGGTCAAGCCAGTACGCTTATCGTTAGTAGAATCAACAACTAACAAGTTACGGTTATGGGTGTTCAAGTATTGACCTAGTGTAGCCAACGCATCACGGCTAGCAGGTTTCACGCTTTCCTTCAAGTCGCTGAAGTGGTTAACTGCCCATTTCCAAACACGGTCTACATCAATGTCATGCAAGCCTAACTTCTTGGCGATAACTGCACCTGTGAAAGCCATAGCCGCACCACCTGAATAGAAGCGTTGCTTCTGAGATAAGTTAGCGTCTTTGTCAAAACGTTTTTGAGTTTCAAACAAAAGTTCTTTAACTTCAGGTAAATAAGCCACATAGTGTTGCAACAATATGTCTGCGGCATGCCCATAGTTTTCTTCCAATACACGGTCAAACAACTCATCAGATTCTTCCTTGGTCAAGGATGGGTCTTTCTGAATCTCAACTTCAACAATACGCAGTTGCTCAGCTTCAGGTGTCGCCTTCAAAGCGGCAATAACCTCGTGCATAGAATCGTTACCTGACATGAAGCAAGGCAAAGACCATGTGGTGTTATTGACACGCATCTCGTTAGAGGTGTTCTTCATACGGTTATTTGAGCGCCCTTGAGAAATCGCATACGCAATCTCAGAAGTTTCTTCGGGCTTCATAGCCGTGACCTCGTCAATACAGATAGGCAAGTTTTTAAACACCCCCATTTGATGGTACTTGGACTTCATGGTGTCACGCTTAATCAGCATGGTGTCCGTTGGGTGTCCGTAAATACTGTTAATTACACGCTGAATAGACGTCTTACCAGTACCTGATTCGTTTTCCGTAATAGAGAAAATCAAGCCCTTAAGTTTGGTAAACGTAAATATAGGTGCACCTAACCCTGCAAAGAACAAGAACGCACGTGCTTCATTACCTGGGGTGTTATACACCTTGATAACTCGTTGCCAGTTGTCCATAGTGCCATGTGGTTTGAGTGATCCGACTGTAGCTAACGTTTGGTTAGAAGGTGGTGAGTAGTTGATACCATCAATAGAAATCTCACGGTCAGCAATAATGAACTTAGTGTCGTCATCGCACCAACCAAACTGATTACGCATCTTCTCCGCTTCTTCACGGTCTTGTAGCTCTTGTGCAAACTTTGTTATGTATTCCATTACATCCGCCATCTGTTTTGCGTTGCCGATTACACCTTGCTTGGCAACAATCTTTTTAAACTCATCAGATGCCATGATGCTAGTTGCAGGTAGGGCGAACTCCCTAACACCATCTTTTGGAAGGTGCAAACGCAACCACACCATAGAACCCAACTCAGTATCTTCCATACGTTTCACCACATAGAAGTCGTACTTGTAGATGAGCCTGTCCTTTTCTTTGACTTCACCTGTTTCTTCGTCAATGAAGCCTAGCTTGTACACGCCACCGTTTTTGCCACGGAAGTATGGGTGTGGAAACTCAGGAATCTTATAAGTAATTTCCTTACCAATAGCCACGCTTGGCATGATGATGACGTTGTCTTCTTCGGTAGCCTTAGCAATCTTTTTACACAACTGCACTGGTGAAGTAATGACGCCTTTGTTTGGACAACCATCACAACCGCCTGGGTTCAGCGTTTCAATCGTACTGCACTTATAAGGACCACCTGTTGAGTTAGCCTTCTCCTCAGTTTCTCTCGCTGAGTAATTTGGGTGCTTGTCTGACATCCTGTGGATAGCTGAGTCACGGTCTTCACAAACCTGAGCAATAGCTAAACCCGCACGCCACAACGGCTCTTCAATCGTAGCTTGGTTCTTATACATGTGCATCAACTGAGCACAGCCACCCGACTTCATGATGTCACCAAAGTTAGATACATAGTTACCCAACAACGCACGAGTTGTGTCATCCATTGGGCGACGTGGTGCCTTGGTTAAATCAAGCCCAAGATTGTCCAAGCCTTCTGATACTAGCTTCTTAAACTCAGCAGGGTCTACTGCTTCAGCCCTCTTCAACCACGTAACTTCTTTTGGTGGGTCAGTCTTAAAGTTTAATGTGTCAGGCACACGTAGCACCATCGCAAGGTCAGTAACCTTAGATGGGTCAGTCAATAACTTACGTTGCACCGCTTGACGCTTTAATAGCTCAGCAGTAGCTTTCCAATCAGTATTTAGCAACGTACTGGTCAAAGCCCAAGATACGTGTATGCCGTTACCTGAACTAACAATGTTCGGTCTCGGTAATTTTAATTCGTCACAAAATCTTTTTAGTTCGGCTAATGCCTCAGTCTGTGTTAAGTAACCCTTTCCTTCATCTACGTACTTCTGCCCACAATCTAAATCTAGGAAAAACGCTTTTACCCACCCAGCATTTATTGCTTTTCTATTTTCGTTGGTGATAAATTTTGATACGCCAAAGTAAACATCACGCTCTTCATCGAGCACACTTTGGATTAACTTTTCAGCACCTTCAATCGTATCTGCAAAATCTTGGCGAGGCGTCGTTCCTTTTTTGAAACTCCCTATACAGTAGTACCCAGTACCTTCTTCGGGTAGCACCGTGGAGAGAAAAGAACTCCATGAGGTCATGCTTATTCCTCTAATTCCGCCGACAATAATCCCTTCAAGCCAGTGGCACCTGGCTCAACGGTTGGCTTTACGCCGTCTTTATATAAAACTTACGTGCAATCGCAAAGTGAGCGTCTGACATCTCGCTCTCGCCTTTGAACCATGCGTATACAGCTGTCCTCGATACACCGAATGATTTGGCTACGTGAGCAACAGGTATGTCTTTCTTAATGCAGTGTCTCCCAAGTTGCACCCCAAGTAACTTTTGGTTTGCTGACTTGTTAGCTTTTACTAGTTGTTGTGAATAACCAATCATATGTAGAAGGGGTACTAACGTCGGTAGTCCGCTTTCCCCCAAACCTTTCTTAAGTCCAGTCGTCTAAAACAGTGTTGATGTCTTTTGGTGGCTCAGCATCCGCTTTCTTTGCAGGGCGCTTTACTGGCTCATCAACAGGCTCAGCTTCTGCCTTTGGTGCGGGTGCAGGCTTTGCTTCTGCTTTAGGAGCAGGTGTCGGTGCAGGTAATGACTTATCTAATTCACCAACAGTAGCGCCAATCGCTGTCTTAGCTTCAGCTGTCTTGCCTTTGGCTTGTGCATTAGCAAACTCATCAGCTTCCAAGTAACGTACTGCTTTAAAAGTAAGTTTTGGTGTGGCGCTTGACGTGTCAAAACGCATCTCTGTAACTACAGAGGTTACTGATACATTGTTTGTGCCAAGTAAACGGACGTATGCTTCCAAAGGCATCTTGCCATTTTCAGCTTTACCAAAGATTGATTGAGCAGGTAGTGTTAACTGGAACACATCACCTTGTTGGTCGTTCTCAAGAATCACTGCTAAGCGACGTGAGAATTTACATGCACGTGCTGTTGCACTGCCTTGAGCTGAACCAGCGATGTTCTGTGGGCAGTCTTTACAAGTTTCGCACTGCTTGCTTGTGCTACGTGGGCTAGGCTTGATGCCGTCATCTGAGAAGCAGTCGGGTAACTTACCTGCTTGACCTTCTGTAAATGTGCCTTCGTAGTAGTGACGTGAGTTGTACTGAGCCGCACCAACGATGATTACGTTCATCGCACGGTCTTCGTTCGTAGCAACTTCTTTACCTGCAACCATCATACGGAATACAGAACCTTTGATTGAGATACGTTTAACAGGTGAGCTGTCGCCACCAACGTTACCCATAAGGGCTTTAGTTGTTTCATCTAATTGACCACGCAAGTGTGCGGGTAGGTTACCGCTTAGTAGGCTTAAATCGTTTGCCATGTTTACTTCTCCTTAGTTTGTTGTGACTGATGCTGTGTTACAAATCGCTTCTATATCTGATTTTTTGAAGCGTAATTTAGTGCCTACTTTGAAATGCGGTAATTTGCCTTCTCTGCACAACACATAAATCGTTTGACGTGAGACACGAAGTATCTTCGCAACCTCATCGACTGTCAATGGGCTTGTTTCCATTATTTACTTCTCCTTACAGTAACTGTGTACTTGTTATCAATGTTCATGCCAATCGGCATTAGGTTTGGATTTTCATCCAAAAACTGTTTCATATTAGTCGTACTAATACGTCGTTGTAGAATCTGTGGCACGTTGTGTTCCATGATGAACTTATACATGCTGTCCCAATCGTTAGGTTGGTAGCTAGTACGTACACTACGGTACACCGTACCATGCGGGGTCTTGATGCTATCCGCACCGAGTTCTTGACACATCTTAGTTAGCTCAGCTTCAACCATGTCCATTTGAACTTGGATTTCTGCGTCTGCCTTCTCATACTCGGCAAGAAGTTCTTTCCGCTTGTCACGCATCTTTATGTATGCTAGAGCAAGCTTGTCAGCTTTAGCGTCACTCATTTACAACTCCTTTTTGTATCGTTTCTTTTCATTATATACGTACAGTTGACAATGTCAACTAAGTAGTTCCCCGTATAGGTCAACTATTTTTGTATGCACGTCTACTTTTTCCTGCAACATCTTGTACATACGTTTCTCTACAGGTGAGCCTTGTAAGTGAATCACCGTGCTTGGGTTCTTTTGCCCTGCTCTATGTACACGAGCATTCGCCTGTAAATATGTTTCTACAGACATTACTGGACTCCAGTAAATAATTGTGTTAGCCGCATGAAGTGTTACACCATGTGAAGCGGCTTGTGGTTGGATGACTAGCACTCGTGGGTTCGGTGTTTCCTGAAAGCGTTTAAAGATTTCAGTACGTCTATTCACTGGCACCTCACCACTGATGATTTCCGTTGTGTAGCCCGCCTTGATTAGTTCATCTGAAACAATCTGTATAGCGTGACGATATGGCACGAACACGAGTACTTTGTGACTGGCTTCATCAATAACTTCTTTCAGCACCGAGATACGATTGCTGGCGTCAAACTCGATGATTTCACCTGTGTCCGAATACACCGCACCTGCTGATAACTGTAAGAGCTTGTTCATAGCGGCGGCCGCATTAACAGTTGTAATCTCCTCGCCAGCGGCTCTAACTAACATATCCTGTCTAAGCTTTTCGTAATACTTGTTTTGCTGTGGGGTTAGAGGTACGTCACGCGTTGAGTACGTAATCTCAGGTAGGTCTAAACATTCTTCTTTGGTGTAGCGAATCGCAGGTTGCAACGCCTTGTGCACGATGGTATCCGAATCATGCTTTGGCACCCACTTAAACATCGTAATCTTCTGCATGACTTGGTCACGGAAGTGTGAGTAGAACTTAGGCACTCCGTTGGGGTTCACTAGCTTGGCAATACCATACGCATCAACAGGTGACTGTGAAGCAGGTGTACCTGTCAGCATCCATAGCCATGTGTGTGGCTTGATTAGCTTGTTCAGAATCTTCCAACGCTTGGTCGTAGGGTTTTTGTAGGCATTGGCTTCGTCAATAACAATCAGGTCAAAGTCAGCCGCTTCAATGTCGTCCGCAACAATCTCAAGCCCGTCAAAGTTAATGATGGTGAACTCAGCACCTTGGTTGATAATCTTCTTACGCTTTTCTCTAGTGCCATACGCAACGTCAACTGTGCGGTGGATAGCGAACGTAAACAAGTCAGCACGCCATGCGGAGTCCATGATTGATAGCGGGCAAATAACCAACACACGTTTGATTAGACCTAGCTTCATGAGGTAGTCAGCCGCCCATATAACTGATGCGGTCTTACCTGTACCTTGCTCATTGAAACAGAACGCACGTCTGTGTAGCGTTAGGAATGATGCTGTATCTTTCTGGTGGTCAAATGGTTTGTGCAAGCCCGTCCACTGATACTTAGCTAGGATTGGGCTAGGCACGTCTTTAAGTTTTAAGTTCTTAAGAACCTGTGCTTCTTCTAGCCCCCAGTGCACTAGCACCTCTGAGTAATCGCCCTTGTCGGCAATAACTTTGCTTTTAGGTATTACGCTTGTGATGCGGTCAGGGTCTCTCAGCTTTAGTAGCAAACCCCTGTTGTCAACGATTTCCATTTTTACGCCCCTTGTAATACCACATATCTTTTAGTTTTTTAAGTGCGGCTTTTTCTGTATGACCCGTGGCTTCTAGTTCTAAATAGCCGACTGGGTTAGTCTCAAAAGCATTTTCAAAGTCTGCCATCCGCCATAAATAAGCGGAGTATTTTCTTTGAGTGCTGTGAACGAGCACGGGGTTATATCTGTTATTTACCCCAAGAGTCATATTAGTTAAATCAATTACAGCTTTAAATTCATCAATTGTCATTTCTTCTCCGATGCAAATTAGCCTGAATGCGGTGTCCGCTTCAAGCTTTAATAATTAGGGTCGGTCTTTCCCGACTGTCGGCTAGTACCTAGGCGGAAAGGAGACCTAAGGAGTCACCCGTTAAGGCGTCAATCAGGCTTCAAGTTCCTATTACTAACTGATGTGGTTTACTCATGAAGGGATAAACTAACCCCGACTAGCTAGGCACTCACACCTTATCCTGTAGTCGATACTATGTTCTTACTTCTTTTTACGCTCTCGTTTACTTACTTCTGAAACAAGATTGCGTTTTGAATCTCTTTTGAACGAACGATTTGAATTGGCGTCTTCAACTTTTAAACCAGTCTTGTTAGAGCCACCCTTGTCGAACGCTTTAACGTGGGCTACGTCTTTGCCGTCACCCTTACGTACCTTACCTTCTTTCATCATCTTGGCACGAGCCGCATTACGCTGAGCACGATTCTTTTTCTGCTCATCTGTGCCTTGATACAATTCATACTCACGTTTGTAATTTCTAGTTGCCATATTACGTCCTTCCGTTATGGGCACAATCTAACACTGGACACCACGCTTTGCAACTAAAGTTACGTTTCGGGTTCCACACACCGCTATTATGGCAGTCTTCTAACTGGGTCACAAGTGGTCTAAATTGCTCAAAATAGGCTAGGCGGAAGTGGGTGTCGTACTCTTCTTTAATGAACTCTTTGGATACCACAAACAGTAATCCTGCCTTGATAACCTTGATTTCAGGGTAGTGGGTAAACACCGCACCTGCTAACAACTTAAGCTGTTTAGTGTCAGCATATTTAGCTGATTTGCCAGTCTTGTAGTCAATCACCCTAGCTTCTTGGTTCTCACGGTCTAGGATAATCAAGTCAGCAATACCACGCCAGTAGGTATCTTTGTCAAAGAAATCGCATGGTACTAGCCTGCCGTCGGTCGTAAGCTTAACTGCAAGTTTGTTTTCACAAAGCTTTTCACCTGGTATTGCCTTGAGCTTGTCTAACATTGGTTGTATGAACGCATACTTTTCAGGCAACGGCTTACCATCCCTGATGTGTTCTTCAGCCGCTAAATGCAAATCTTTGCCGTAGTTCATGGCGTCTGATTCAGGCTCAACGATGTCTTTGACTACCCGAAGATGATAGTATTTTTTAGGGCACTGCTCAAACAAACTGATACTGCTATAAGACCATGCGGGCATATTATTCCTTGATGTGTGAATCCATGTCGTTGTAGCCTATAGATGAACCCCATAGGTGGTCAGCAAAATGATGACCTTCAGCCTTAGTAACAAAACCTGAATGATGGTGCTGAATAAAGAAGTGTGACGGGTACACAGTAAACGGTGCTACGTTAGCGAAGTAAACCTCGGTTACGAGCTTGGGTCCTGTAATCAACCATGCTAACTTCTGCTCACTGCAATCTGTTGTGTGTAGCCTGTCAATACATTCTTTCCAAAACGGATGACGCTTTTCACCACCCATAAACGTAGTTGCAATTAGATTGTTCCTAGCGTGCTCTTGTTCCCATGCTGAGAAGGCGGGCGCCTCAAGCAACCAATCTTCCAAAGGGCGTTGGCAGTAGCTGTCAGCATCCAAGGCAATACCGCCAAACCGATACAGAATCTCATAACGCATTAGGTCAGCAACCCCTGCGTAATCTTTCTTATCCATCATTTGGTCAATCTGCTTTTGGTTATGCCATGGGTAGTTAGTCAAATGACCATTACCCCATACATGCAAATCGTAATCAGGATTCTTTGTGCGCCAGCTGTCAATACATTTGACTGGCATTTTTGAATCGTCGCCAATCCATACAACGTGCAACATCTTAGGTGTCATTAACAATCTCCATAACTTCTTCCGTAGCCTGCCTCACAAGCCACAGGTAATCCCCTTGCCCAATCGGGAGCCCAACTCATGCACTCCATGACATATGCCATGGCTTCGTCAGCTTCCTCTTTAGGTGCTATGCACGCAATCGCATCATGTACCGTTAACACGGGTCTATATTTTTTAGCGATGCGTAGCATCTGCTCTACGATAATACATCTTGCTAGTGCTTGGCAAACATTTTCTACTAACTTGCCACCATAAAGTTTGGTTTGCCCCTTACGATTGTCATACACATACTGCCAACCTTCTTCAGTCTGCACCTTGCGTAGGTTTGGATAGCGTTGGTACAAGCCGTTAGGCAACAAGATACCCTGCTCACCCATCACCTGTACCACGCCGTTACCAAAGTCAGCGGTCTGATTCTTGACCATGGCTTCAATCGTTTTCTTACCTGCGTTCCATAGCTCAGGAATCTTAGCGTACGTATTTCGGTACGCACCAATCGCTAGTGAACATTCTTCGAGTTCAAGGTATGTGTTAAAGGTTTTAAGTTGGGCTTGGAATTTTGGTGCTCCCATGCCGTAACCTGCGCCGAGAATAGTTGTCTTACCCACAAATCTTTCATGTGCTTCAATGTCGGCGACAGGCTTGTTGTATATAGCCGACGCCATCTTTTTATAGACATCTTCTTTCCTTGTAAATGCTTCGGTTAAGTCGTCTTGACCCGCCCACCATGCCAACATACGAGCCTCAATCTGCGAGGAGTCAGCATCAATCATGACGTAGCCTTCAGGAGCCACAATCGCTTTTTTAAGCTTGCCACCATTCGCACCACGGCTAGGTAGGTTCTGTAAGTTAATCTTGTCAGCGCCACCCCATCTGCCTGTATGAGCCGCATAGTAGCTTAGCGGGATAGGCAAATCACCACGTTTGGAAATCTCAATAAACCGTTGTGTTCGGGTTTCTTCTAAGGTAGACTTACTCCCAAGTCGTGCCGCGACCAAGGCCTGAACTCGCTCATCGGGGTGCTCAGCAAGGGCTTTAAACGCCTCGTCTGATTTAGCCAAAGCAAGGGCTTCCTTACCTGTAACTGCACTTATCTTCATCGGCGGTTCAACACCAAAGCCACGTAATAGCTCAGCAAACTTCTGATTACTCATCAACTCATCACGAGATTCAACTCCACAATCCTCAAGCAACTTCGCCTTACGGTACTGCACCTCAAGTAAGTGAGCTTCAAGCTGTTTCTGATCCAGTTGTAGGAGTGGTTCTGAAAACATCTTTACAGTTAAAGATATGATTTGTAGCTCAGTCAATTTGAAACTTGGTACTAACTTTTGGAATAACTTGTAGGTCAGTTCCACGTCGTTAATACAATATCCGCCATACTTAGCAAGAGAGTCAGCGTCAAAATCACAGCGTCTCTTACCGAGGGCGTCGATGACTTCCGTACCCTTTTCCCCAATTTCATAATGTACAGATAGCTTTGCAAGAGAGTTACCAACTTCACTACCATGCAACGCCCTGGCCATACTAAGCGTGTCAAGAATGGCACGTGGCTTAATACCAAACCGCCAATTGAGAATAGCAGCATCAAACATAGCATTATGGGCAAGCAAAGCACTGCTATCCCAATCATACCCACCCAAAAACTCAGCAATCTCATCATGGCTACCGCTAAACCATCTTGTGTCATCCCCATCCTCCTTTATAGCTACGCCTATAGTTTCAAACTCAGGACTGCGTATATATTCCTCAGTTGTCATTTTGGACAGGCTGAACTGCCTGTCGTAATACGTCTCAAAGTCGAGCGTGATTATTTTCATTTGTCTGTTGCTTCCGTAAAAATTGCGTCAATTGCAGTGTTTTTAATGATGAAGTATTTACTCCCTGCTTGACCTATACCGTAATTTTCTTTGCCCTTTAGTTTGTTCCAATGAGCTTCAGCATCCTCGTAGCTATCAAAGGTAGTTACAAAAGCTATGTTTTTTGGTTTCATTTATACCCCGCTAATTGTTTAGCACATTCCCAAAGAGTCTTTGGTTTAGGTTCTGCCGTGCTTAAGGATTGCGTAGCCGTAGTTGCATATGGTGATTGGCTATACGGATAAGCTTGTTGTGCTCGCTGAGCCTGCACTCGTTGCCTTAACTGCATTTCGGCTTCCAACTGTTCCCTGTATCTACGATTGGCTTCTTCCTGCTCAATCTTACGTTCAATCGCACGCACTGCCTGATACTGTTCAATGACTTCAGGGTGATTCGCCTCAATAAACCATTGAAGGAATTTACGAAACTCGTGGTTATCCCAGTTGTTCATATCCAAAGACTCGTTATTAGTTGGGGAAATTGATGAAATCGCCCCAAAAGCCGCACCCTGATTTAATACCGTGAAGGCATCCGTAGCATGGGCAACACCCATTATTTGTCCTGGTTTCATGATACCCTCTGCAACGCACCACTGAAGATGTATGTGCCTGTATGAGTTAGTTGCACCCATGGAGCCGCATGAACCTTGAAGCCGTGCTTGCGTGCTAACTTACAAAAGTGGTAATCCTCAGATAGCAAGCGGTTGTTTGATTCAGGGTCAATGCTTGTAGCGAAGAACTCTTTGATGATGCGTGGCTTGCGGTCTACATCCACGGCTAGGTACATATCGTTGTTGTATTCAGGCACTTTGTCAGCCAAGGCTTCAAACACTTCACGCTTAATCAACATAAAGCCTGTGCCACCATTGTCAATCTCCAGTAGCTCGGTAATTTTTACTTCTGTACGTTCATTACCAACGAGGTTAACCACGAATGTGCCTGTATGGTCTTTTAGTTCATGAGCAGGTACGCCCTTGGCTACTGCATCAGCCACACGTTGCCAGTGGATTTCCTTCTTGGGGTACAAGCCACAACAAATATCCACGTCACGTTTCACCATCTCAACGACATCGTTTGGGTTAAAGCCAATGTCCGCATCAATGAACATCAGGTGTGTCGCATCCGATTTCAGAAAGTCATAAGCCAAACTGTTACGAGCACGGGTGATTAGGCTCTCGTTCATCATGTAGGTGTAATACATCTTGATGCCAGCCCTGCTTACAACCAATGGCATTTGCATTAAAGCGGAAGCGTAGTTACCAATACACATACCGCCGTACATGGGTGTCGCTACGAATAACGTGGGTGTTTTATTCTTTTGTTCCATCTTCATTCTCCTTGTAAATGTCGCTGTTTACGTGTCGTTCTACGAGCCTTGCAAAGGCTTCAAATCTTGTAACTTCAATACGAGCATAGTTGGTAGGGAAACCCGCTTCATACGCCCATAAAACTATTTGTTCACGACTTAACATATATGTCCTCAACTTGTTGTAAATATTCTTTGGCTAAGTCAGTCAAGCTGTGCATACGCAATTTGCCGTTGGGTCTACGCACCTTAATTAAACCTCGCTCTTCAAGGATGTTGAGTGTAGCAATAATGTCGTAGCCCGAACCAATTTCCCGCAGGTATTGTGTTTTGCACTCGCCCTCAGCTTGCAGTATCGCTAGGACGTATTCCGCTCGCCACGTCAGCTTCATCATCATTCGCAGTCGGTGGTGTCGTAGTAGATTGCTCATGTTTTTTCTTTCCGAAGATGTTGTCGTAGTTGCTACGGTACTGCTCAGTTGTTTTCTTTTGGCTTTCGTTCATTCTTTTCCTTTCTTAGCTCTTTAATTTCTTCAAGCATCCTTTCCATTTGGTCAGCACAGTAGCCAAGAAAAGGAAACTTAGTTGTTCCATTAGCAACACTACGTGCCAACCGAATATCGCCTTCAACTGTTCGTATGCTCACCTTTCTCATTTCTCACTCGCTTTCTTTAGTATTGCTTTAGCAAATTCAATCCATCCTTCATTGGAATCAATAAGGTTTACAACTGCATTACCTATTTCAATTATTTCCTCATCACTTAACTCTCTTGGTGCGGTGTAGAGTGGTACACCTCTGCCACTTACATTTAGGTCATAGAGATTGCTGTCTTCTAAGTAATCAATCCATGCAACAGGTTTCATTTCTTCAGCTCCTTCAAGATGCACTCAAGGCGATACACAATCACGATGAGGCAGATTAAGATAGCCCAACTCATGGTGTAGGTGCCATCATCTTGCAATGAAACGGCGTGTTGGCAATACGGAATGTACCAAGCACCTTACAGTCACTAATGATTGAGTCCCATGTATAAATCTTACCCATGGTAAAACCAACTATGACGGCAACAATCCACACAGCCGCATACTTCTTCATGTCTGCCCACACTTCCTTAACACCACTAATAAACTTGCGGTCATCAGGCTCTAATTCAACTTGTAAACTCATTTCGCTTTCCTTGTTCGTTTAACTGAGGCAATACCCGATTCGTCTTTCGCTTTACGGGCTTCTAACATGGCATCCGCCATTTCATAACACCACTTTGCCTGCTCTTCAAAGTTTGAGGTGGTCTTGACACCTATCAAAGCAAACATGGCAAAGCAATCTCTCAAGTCATCTTCATTCAAAATCTGCACTCCCCTACTAAAGTTAATGGGTCAACAGGCATGCACCTGCGAGAAGGTGGCAACACAGTTAGCTTCATACCATCTTGCCCCCTCATGAACTCGCAAGCATCTACCTTGGTGGCGAACCTTCTCAGCTCGCCATCCTCGTCACTTACTACGAACCTGTAATCAATCACTGAAAGTAACCCTTCAACACCTCATACACAGCCTTCGCATCTTTGAGGCTTAGGTCTTGCACAAACATCTCAGGGTTAAATCCTTTTTCAATCTTAATTTCACCTGAAGCTACCTTCTCAAGGGCTTTGTGCTTTAGTAAATCCAAGGGACTTAGCTCAGGTGTTTCCAAGTTCTTCAACGCTTTGGGCACGTGCGGTTTCTTCTGTTTCTTAGGCTTCATGAGGCGTGGCACACCTTTTTCTTTGTGGCTATCAACTGTAGTCCAATACACAAACACATGGTCACGCTTACCATCAGGGTTCGGGTTAGGATACTTTCTACGGTCTACCTTACCTTTTTGATACAAAGATAACAGCGTGGCTGAGGCTCTACCCAAATCAACGTTGGTGTTATCCACCACGTCCGTAGATGTGCAACTTGGGTGGGCTTGAATAAAATTAAATATCTTTTCAGATATAGTTTCACTCGCTGCCGTTTGGCTAGGGATAGCAGATGTAGTAGCTACGTTGTCCCACTGGTTCAACACCTTGCTTACGATTTCAGTTCTTAAGTCGCTCATGTTTATTCTCCTTTAAGTGCCTTGATTTGGCGGTTCATATACCACTGTGCTTTCTCTAGGTCTTGCACGATGTCGTCTTTCTTACCTGCACGAGATGTGTATTTAATGACGTTACCTTTTAGGTAGCCAATAAATTCTTCAGGTGTCAGCTTAGCCTTGATGTAGTCAATCGTTTCAATCCCACCTACTGTGTAGTGTGGCGGGGCGTTAACCATGTCTGCTTTTGGCTTGACCTTACGTTCTTTGGCTTTGCCTTGGCTTGCTTGATATGCACGCTCTACCATTGATTCTGCATTTGGTTTCTCACTAGCCTCAAGCCTTTCAGCAGGCGTTAGTTCTTCTTGTGCTACTTGTGTCCAACTCATTTACTTCTCCTTTGTTAAGTCTAAAAACATACCCTGTTCGGGCAACTCAGCATCTAAAAACATCTTTAGGGTTTCTATGCCCCCTTCGTTCACTAGCACAGCGATGCCACCTGTGTTCATGATATTTATTAGGTTCTTCTCTTGAAGTGCGGTCGGCTTTCCCTTTCCAGCTTTCGTCTCAATGCCGATAAACTTACCCTTAATGCAGGCGACAATATCAGGGACTCCTGACGTGCCAAACCCACCCGTGACGGGGCTAAAGTAATATGCTTCGTGTGAGTTAAGTATCTTTTTAACTGCATCTTTCACCTTCTTTTCGGGTGTGCTCGCCATCGTTACGTTCCACTATGTAGTAGATGTCCCCGTCTATCTTCTTGCCAACACCTTCAATGGAAGTGCCATCAGGTGCAATCTGCAACACAGAAACTGCGTCACGGATAAACTTGGGTGCATCGGTTAAGTTAATTACTTTCTTTATCTTACTCGATGCACTTGGCATTGTAAAGTCATTTAATATAACTCTGCCTGAGCCTTTGATTTCAACACGCCATATCTGCTCAAGTGGTATTTCCTGCTGAATCATACGCATAATAGCGTTGACTAGACTAGGTATTTCCCCTACGTTCTCAGAGTGATTCCCCTCAATAATACGCATCAGCCTGCTGTCGTATATAACATCAGGTGTTGCTATCGTGTTGTAAGCCTTTTCAAATACCTTACTCAAAGCCTCTTTCGCTATCTTGTTCATAGAATCACCCAAAACTTGTTGTCATCTGCCTTCATACCCACCTCGTCAATAAATCTTTCTTTATCGGATACCATAAGCACAAACAACTTGCCACGCACATCTTCAGGCAACGCATCTGTATTGGGTAAGCTAATAGCCTCATCTTTATCACGTTTGTATACCACACCATCGGGTTTAATCCATATAAAACCACGCTCAGGGCTGTAACTCTGATTACGTTCGTAGCTCTCTTTGGTCTCAACCACATACGCCATGGCACTAGCGATTGAAGCGTTCTTCGGTTTATAACCTTGCTCAACCATGTGAAACAACTCATCACGCAAGTCATCAATAACCCCATGTAGGGAACGTCGCATACCTTGCCTTGCATCATCACGAATCTGCCCAATGTGAGTGTTAAATGTGCTTATACTTTCCTCAACCACTTCTTTAAGCTGAGTCGGCAATAAGTATTTGAGGGCTTCCTTCACGATGTTGTTCATGTGCTTAGACTTTTTGGTATGGTGGTCATAGCTACTCCAAGCTGAATACTTAGCGTTCTCAATCAGTCGGCTATTGACTGTATACACCTCACCATCAAACCCAACAGCACCAACCACTTGCTCAGGTAAGTTAGCGTAGGCAAGCTGAAGCTCACGATAGGTAGTCACCTGCACATTGTTTTCAGCGTAGTGTGTTCGTTGTCTTGAACCACCCACCACGATTAGCTCAGGCTTTTTCTTCCTGACCGCATTGAGTATGTCAAGGATTTGTGGCTTGTATACAGGTATGTTTTGGTAAAAGTGTTGATGCCCTACCTGCATGGCTACATCATATTCATGTTGTTGTTGTGGGTTCATACTTTTCTCCTTACCATGTCCTATATTTGTCGTTAGTTAATTTACCTAGTTCAACAGGTTCTTCATTAAACGGCTTCTCATACCTGTAAACTTCGTTAGCTATGTGGGTAGCTATTGTTTTTGGTGTCACCTCTAGCTTTTCATACGCACGAGCTTCAGCGTTCCATCTTTCACGTTGGCATCTGTGCTTGTAATACTGAACTAGCTTGAATGACAACTCATTCGGCTCACCTGTGAACAAGGCACGCCAACCTTTGCCCAAGCACTCCTGAGCTATCTCACCTGAGATATACAAACCTTCTGTTGATTTTTGGTGTGCCCAAAATACAGGCGTGCTATACATACGCATCCTATCTGCTTCAACCAACGGCATCATGACACGCATATACTCTACGAAAGATGATAGTTCTTGGCGAATCGCCTTGGTCTTACTGCGGTCAAGCGAGCGATGAAACTCACGATGCACAACCAATGGTTTAAAGAACTTCTCAAACGCACCACGAGTAAACACCACATCACCCTTATCAAGTGTGTAGAACCTCCAACAGCTTTCGCTATGCCCTTCCTCAGCCTTCACCATCAAATAGTTTTTGCTGTGATACTTATACATACCCATACCATCGGGTAAGTTGCACCCATAAAAGAAGAATGTAGACGGCACACCTAACTGCTTAGGCATAAGTCGCTTTCTAGATTCCTCGTCACCCCAATACGCTCTCGGTGTATGCACAATAACTGTTTCGTTGCCATCGTCATCACGCTTGAATGTAATCGCACGATTGAATGAATGACCATGTTGTTCACGCCATCTGTAAGCGGTGTTAGTTAAGTAATACTCTTGGTCGCTGACCTTGATGATGCGTTCCCAATCACGGCTACGCTCACCATGCGGTCTAATGTTTTCCGCCTTACGCTTACCACGCAAAGGCACAGTAGTTTCATACCGCTCTGCTATCTTTTTAAAGTCATAACGCTCTCCGTTATCACGCTGAACTTGCTCAGGACTTCTTCCATATCCACCGAAACTCATGATAATTCCTTTCCATTAAATTAAAAAACGATTCCCTATCATAGGGATTACCAACTAACTTCTAAACTCCGATGCAATCCAATCCAATCCCAATCGGGGTCGCCACCTGTTTGGTGTCCAATGTCATCTTCTTCCTCACCAATACGTCTGAACAAGTAGCTGACCACAGGTTCTTTTATATTGGTTACCCCACCATCTACAAAGTTCTTTTCCTGTCTTTCGTTGTATTCATCACACAACTCCATCAGCATATGGTGGCATTTAACATCAGGGTAGTCGGGATACCACTTGACCGCACAAGCAACAAACCTAATCTCTCGTTCTTCATGCACCACAGTTAGGTCTTCATCTTCAAAGCACGCTCGTGTTTCAGGCTTGGACTTAGCTTCAATTAGAAACACATTCCATTGACCCTCATCATCAAACTTAATCTTGTATGCGACATCACTTCGGTAGCCCATGATTATTTCCTTTGAAAAGTTAAACGCACTTGTTCATTCTCAACAGAGAATCGCTTACCCCCTAGCTCGGTAACTTTTGCTTCGGGGTCTTTAGTAGCCAACTCACATACCAAGTTCGCTAAGGTTTTTGTATAGAGAACCGCCTTCCTAATAATCCCCCACAAAATACCGCAACCAACTGTTGCACCTACCGCCCACACCAATAAAAATATCTCAGCTATGCTCATTTGCAATCTCCTCAATTAACTTTACGGATTCATAATCTTTAACAACAACAGGGTAAGCAAGCTCAACCCATGCCCTAAACTCTTTCAGCTTATTAACTTCGTCATTCGCAAGTTCAAGCTGACCTTCAAGCTCATCAAGCTGTTCTTCCATATCAGAACATCGTTCTTCAGCATTACGCAGTTCTTCACGCACGGCTTCATACGATTCTTCCAACTCTGCTACATCATCAGCTAAACTCATACCATCTCCTTAATCAACATAAATAACTGAGCCTTTAGTCGGCACATCTTTACAGCCGCCGACGATTGCCCACAACACAGGGCTTGACCAGTCGCCACCCCAGTCACCACCTACATAGCCATCTGTAAGGACAACGCTACACTCAGGCTTGAGATTATGTTTAGCCATGTAGTCCGTGATACAGCTAGGACTTGTGCCACCACCGCCCTTGGGTTTGGTAGAACTCATTAGCTTGTCGCCGTCACCCAAGCCATACACCTCATGACCCGCTACATTGCTGTCCCAATACAAGAGATGCACTTGCTCAGGGTTCACATTGTTCATGATGCCCACCACTTCGCTGAGAAACTTGTTGATGTCCTCGTCACGAATAGAACCTGACGTATCTACTGCAATCAAGATACTGCCCATGCTTTCGCTGATTGTGCTTGGCATATACACATCATGTTGCAACCATCTACGGCTAGGCTTACGCCATGTGGAATCATCTTTACCTGAGCTGACAGAACTCACGAACTCACGCAAGGCTTCACGCCAATCAACCTTGGCACTCATCAAGTCGGTAAAGCTACGATTAACTGTGCCATTACACTTACCCGCAAGAATCGCACCTTGTCTGATAGCGTTGTCAATTTCCTGTTGTAGTTCCTTGACTTCCTCGGCTGACATCTCCTGACCATCTTCCCAACCATGCTCGTCCATAGAACCTTGACCACCGCCACCACCTTGCCCATCATCATCAGGCAACAAGTGAAAGACTGTCTGACTGTCCATGCCACGATACTTCTCATCAATCAAGCCACAACTAGGTAGAGCAACGAACCCGCCTGTCGCCTTACCCTCGTCTGCAATCTCAATGTTGATTACATAGTCGCAAGCCATGTTAGCTTTACGAGCGTTCTGTTTCCACAAGTGATGCCATGTAGATATGTGGCGATACATCTTATGTTTGTTCTCGTGCAAGATAACACCACGCAACTCAGGCTCGGTGAGCGTTGAGATGAACTCTCTGCCATACACCACATCACGCCCATTGGTATACGCAGTTGGACACTTGTCATCAACCTTGACTGAACCAATCATCAAGATGCCACTATACGCGACAAAGTTCGGGTGATTCATCAGGTCAATGTGACAGCGTTCAATGCGTTGTTCCGCTGTAAGTTTACTTATCGTTGTTTGCATCTAACTTCCCCTCACCAATAACAATCATAAAAAACCAAAACATAATCCAAACTGTTTTGACCCTCGTGTTGTATGCGATACCTAACGCATACCCTTTCCTATCGTCACCCATTCGTTCAAACTTCATTTGCTACTCCCCACAATAGCTAAGAAAATCATAAACAACCAAAAGCTAATCCAAAATGTATCAATCATCATGCCCTCGCAAATAAATAGTTGTTGTCGGTAGCCCACTTGATGAACTCCTTGCTTGTGCCTACTGTGCTTGCCTTCTTGGTTCGCATCACGCTTGTGGCGAATAAGCCCTGTGCTTCCTTGCTGATACGGCTCATGTATTTAACCCAAGCGTTCACGCTGTCCTTCTCAATGCGTTGCACGGCTGAGTAGACCAACATACACACGGCACTCGGTGAATCAGGCACTTTAGTTGTATCAGGTGCTTTGATGATTGATTCCCAATCAGGCAAGTCGTTCGCGAGTTTGACCATCGCCATCATGTCGTATGTCGCACGCTGACCGATTGTGCCGATAAGAGCGTGGCTGATGATAGTATCGCCCATGCCCTTGGTCTTACTAAGAATGTCACTAGCCTTATCCATAGAGCGTGGCGTCACAAAGCTAGGGCGTGGCATACGAGGGTCATAGATATACTCGTTGTCCTTCGGGTCTTGTATATCTTCAAATGACTGGAACATCTGAGGGAACTGCTTAACCGCCAAGATAACTTCGGGCAACACACCCGCATCAAGAGCATAGTTTTCAATCCACTCCTCAGCGTTCGGCTTACGCACCTTGACTACTGAGATACGATTGCGAGCATGGGGTGGTAGATTGTCACCGATACCCTCGGTGGATAGGTTAGTCGTTGCGAACACAATGCTACCTTTAGGCAGGCTGTATGTGCCAAGCTGTCTTTCCAACATCAAGCGTAAGCAAGCGTTCATAACTGCCTTACTTGCCTTGCCAATCTCGTCAAGCATCAACACAATCGGCTTGTCAAAGTGAAAGCCAAACTCCTCGTTCGGAATAAAGCTACATACCTCAACACCATCAATGGTGCGAATCTTCGGCACGAGGAAGTCACCCACATCTTTAGTGGTCATGTCGCCATAGCAGTAGTGATACTTGTCGCCTAGCTTTTCCTTGATTGATTTGAGGATTGATGACTTGCCAATACCCATCTCGCCTTGTGCAAGCACAGTCACCTTGTCACCGATAGCCAAGATTAGGTTAGCCGTTTCCTGTAATGAAATTGATTTGTATAAGTCCATGTTTACTACTCCTTGTCGTGGTTAATTAAAATGCAAACTTGTTTAAAAGACTGTCCACCTTATTCTTGGTGGCTTTACGCAACTCGTCACTCTCACGCAAACTTTGTGCGTCAATGTGCTTGATGCTTTGTTCTAAGTCATACCTCATCTGTTCAAGCTGAGGGTCTTTCGTGATGTTCAGGTGCTTCAATACTTGGCATAGCTCAACGGCGTTATCAATCAAGCTATCCCTAAATATTTTTTTGGTGTCACCATCTGCACTACTCAAGCGTTCGCTCATGTGGGTGAGCTGTTCGTGTAAGCGTGTTTTGGCATCTTGCATGGCTACCTCAACCTTGGACTTGTATGCGTTCTCATAATTCGCACGCAACTCCGCCATGCCTGCCTCACCAATGTCCACACGGAAGTCGCCACTCTCAGGCACAGGGCTGAATGAATACAGAAAGCCAAACTTATGGGCAATCTTATCCACAGGTGGGTAGTCGTCACGATTGAACAGGTCACCTAACTGAAACGCTGACTTCGTGATGAGGGTGTCATACTCCGCCAGAAATGACGTAACCGCTTGTGTAAACATCTTTTCGTATTCTGTGAGGCGTAGCTTGTAGTCCATGAACAAAGAACTCGGCAACAAGCGAGAGCCTGCATCATTCCAAGGTGAGGTTTGGGTGTAGTGCCAATTACGCACGGCACTTGCAATCTTGCCAATCTCAGCGAGCTTCTCACTACCTGCCAAAAGATTCTTGTGGTAGTTGCCTGCCTTGGTCTTGGTCTGCTTGGCTGAATCAATCTCAGCACTCACGGACTTATCTAACTTGCGACCTGTCCACACAGAAATGGAAACATCAACCAACATGGCTGATGAACTAATCTTGGAATAGGCATAGTCTTTATCGTTAATCATGATTACTTTCCTTAGTTAATCCCTATCATAGGGAATTGGTTAAACAAAACATACATAACTCTACTTATACTACATTATAACAGGTTTACTTAACAGTATCAAGCCACACCATGAAGCTATACACCAACACCAATGGCAAGCCAACCGCCAACATACCAACCACCATCTCAACAAAGAACTTGATGCCCTTCTGAGTATCGGTTTCACAACGCCATATCGGTGTGGCATAGTCGGCAGTCTTGAACGCTTCATCTAGTGAGCGTGGTGTTGCGTGTAAGTTTTTATACACTTGTCTGTAATCGTTGTTCATGTTCGTTCCTTTCATTTAGGTATTTCTAAGTTGTTTGCTTGTATGTAAATGTCTGCCATCTCAGGCTCAAGCACAGTCACATTGTGTAGGTATAGCTCAGGCAAAGGTAGCTTAGTCCATCTACATTCTTCACCAATCCTAACTGGGGTTATCACTCTGATTGGGTAGCTTGGTTTCCATGCATCGAGGTAATGAAGTTTAGAACCCGCAAAGTTTATCTCTGAGATTCTGCACAGTCTGTCATCACCCCTAAACTTAACCAAGCACCACTTACCCACTAGGTCTTGCATCTCAAAGTTCATGACATACTTCCTCCTTCATTGGCTTTTAACCATAGGTCAATTACTGCTTCGTCCACAAAAATTAAATCTTCTACTAACTCGTAGCGAATATACCCGCCCCAATCCCATACGGGCTCATCATAATCAGTAAGTGCGGGCATCTTGATATATGTGTTCACCGCCAACCATCTGTAATGGTCGGTTTCGTAATCATAGACAGTTCTCACCAACGATTTACCCACCATAGCTAGGCTATGCTTCTTCACTTTCACGCTTACCCCCTAACTCATACCCAAATACAAAATACAAGGGATTGAATGACTTGATGACTTCACGCTTTTGGTGTGGGGTGTGGGCGTTCAAGAACTCAGTCAGCATACGCATGGACTGTTGTTGTCTGATTTTGTTGGTCTTACGCTGAGCCCACTCGCCATGTCGGCTTTTGTTTTCACTCATTTGATTAGCCCTCCTTTGTTGTTGATGCCCTTGAGGTCATCACGATTGAAACACGCAACATAGTTGCTCTTGTGCATAGGCACTACTGTGAACTTGCGTTCGTGTGCTAGCTCGTCACCACAGTTTAGGCATACCGCTATACCTAGCTTGGTGAATCTTTCAGGCGGGAAAATTCCATCGCCACATATCTTACAGGTCGGTTTGAACTTCATGCTTACTTCCTTTCCTTTGTCGTTAAAAAATTTAAGTGAACGCTCGGCTGTCCAAGCGTTCTATAAATCTTCTATTGTTTGCCCTCTGCTGTTTTCTCGCAGTTCTTGTCAGAGGTTCGGGCGTGGGTCGGTAATGTGCATGGTCACATAGCTTGTCGGTATCTTAGGGTCGGTGCGTCACGCACTACAAACCTGCCAATACAAACATCTATCTGCACACTAGAAACCGCAAGGATACTGCTCGGTCATGGTTTGATGAGCGTGGATAAAAACACACTGCCTCATCATGTTCCGCTTAGTTAGAACCCAAGCCTACGCCTACCTTGCACCACATTGTTTAGTGGCATTTGAGCGTGTTGTTAAAGAGGGTTGGCTACTACATCTTGGGCTATTCCCTATCATAGGGATTCGGCTACACCTAAACGGACTTCTACCAACTATAACTACATTATACGCTCTTACACTAGGTTTGTCAAGCTATGTTTTGGTATGTGGTTAGGCTTGTTTTGGTCTAAAGCACTAATACTTGCGGGTGTAGTCGTTGCGTTTGTTTTGTTCGGGTGCAACTAAATCTCTGCCTGTCACGCCGTTCTTGAATCGTTTTAGGACTGTGTAGTATTTCAGGTCAAAGTCTTCAGCCCATTGTTTGATTGACCGAACCTCACCATCAATCTCGGCGAAGAATGATAGTTTTGCACCACGCTTCTTCTGCTTGGACTTTTTGATGAGGTCGGCTAATTGTTTTGTGGTGCGGTGCATCAGTAATCCCACTCACTTGCAATTTGGTTTAGTTCATCTTGGTTCATTTGGTTGCTTGGTGATTGTGGTCGGTTCATTGGCATGCCACGCATCTCTTGTTCACGCATGAACTTGTATTCTTGTGCGGTCATTGGTTTGCGTTGAACCATTGGTGCGTTGGTTTGGGTCGTCAAAAAGATTTGGTTTTGCTGAATGTATTGAACGATTAAATCTCGCACAACTGTGCTTACTGATTTGTATTGGGCGTCTGAAATTGTGGTGAGTTGGGCTAGGACTGGCTCAGGGATTCTGAGGTTCAATACTGCGTTGTTATGTGATTTGCGGGTGCGTTTGGTCATTTATTTGTCCTTACAATGTGTTGATGGAAGCATACGAGCGTAGTATGCCACAACCCACAAGCGTGTGTAAATAACTATTCAATGTATATACATGATTTAATCCCTATGATAGGGAATAGGGTGAAATGGGCTGTTTTTGCCTGCTTAATTTTTAAGCAAAGTTGGAAATTAGGAAAATACCCCCTTGTAGAATAAGCTTTGTCAGAATTTCTGAAAAAAGACCCCTTTTAAAGGTCACTTTGGAAATAAAAATTTCCGTGTATGTTATTTGTCTTACCTTATTTATTTTATTAGGATAGTTATATATAAGAAAACTCAGAAATTACACACCTTGCCCCTCTGAAACCCTTATGCTTATTGATTTGTCAGAATTTCCAAGTTTTTTAAAACGCTGTTAAGAAAAAACGCTATCTTATTGGAAAATATAACAGGCTTAATAGTTTTTTGACTTTATACCAAGTTTACAAAACGCTTGGAACTCGGCATGACTGCTCTGAGCTTGGCACTTATTAGTTTGAGCTTAGCACTTGGCGGGCGAAATGATAGTAATGATAGTATTTAAGAAAATTTTTTAGAATAAAAAACCTGCATGAAAATGCAGGCAATAAAAAACCCCGCCTGAGCGGGGTTGAATACCTATGATAGGGATTACAAGTAATTAGCTGATACTAGCAATTCAGTCACCCATTCTTGAACCTCATCAGGTGCAGATTCAAATTCAGAATGATTGTAGAATTTTGCCAAAACATCAGCGATAGCAGGTTCAGTCTTATCCCCGCCATTTTTCTTGGCATTGGTTTTGAAATCAAAAGATTTAACAGGCTTGCCAGTATTAACCACTTTAAAAAATAGCTCGTAATAGTTTTGAGCTGTCTTAGGTGCAAGCCCGCTCTTTTCGCATTGGTCTAAAAATGCTTTGCGGTTCGCCATTGAGCTTGGGTCTTTTTTACGCCCGTCCAATAAACGCACGCCCGCTTGGTTGAGGTTGATAGCTGACTTGTTGAACAAGTCTAATTGCTTAGCTTGCTCTGCCTTCGCCTTATCGCCACTGGCACAAGCAATCGCACTAGCTGAGATGAGGTTGAGGGTTTCAACTGCCGTGATGCTTGGCTTGCTTGATGTGGTCTTAACTGTTGCACCTTGTGATGTGGTCTTAACAGTTTCAACAAGAGATACGATAGCGTTATTTGATTTAGTCATTTTGTAATACCTTTCCATTTAGTTAATAAAATGTATTAGCTTATTACCAATACAACTACATTATTACATATTATATTAACCTTGTCAAGCGTGGGGGTATTACGCCCAATCCCTATGATAGGGATTACAAAACGCAAAGCCCTACCCTCATACGAAATTTACAAAGCCCATGATAGTAACCCCACCCCCCAAATTTTTAATTGGGTCCCCCAGGCTCACGCATATACTGAGTTTTACACGTTAGACTTGCAAATTTTTGACCAGCCCCCTCCCCCCTCTTGATTTGTTAGCGTTCACTAACTTATCTGGCTAGCGAAACCCACCCCCTTCATTTTGCTTGACTCCCACACCCCCAGGGGGTATATTATTTTTTGAATAAGCTCCATGCTACCGCGCGCATCGTCGGTGCCGGTGAGTGAATAAACGATGCACTACTTCCCCGCCCTTGATTTCGGTTCAACCGCTCTTGGGTAGCAGACCCCCGAAAGGGGGTTTTGCTTTTTTATTTTTCTCGTGTACACTTCGCACATCGCCTTGCTAAATTCAGGTTGCCAAAAATATGATTGTTGTTACGCCGGAGTTTTCGATTCCGATTCCAGTGGATTTGACCCCACAGGAGATTGAGACCGTCCAAGAAAGAGCGCGAGCTGCTTTCCGTACCCGAACATTTTTGCTTGATAACGGCTTAGTTCCGCCAAATCCTGAAAATCCAGAAGAACGAAAGTACATTGAGTGGGCTGCACGTGAGGCGGCGAAGCAATTTACTGGTCACCCTACTGCACAACGCAGACCTTTTAACGCAGAAACAACTTTGTGGCTTAACCAGTTGGTTGATAAGTACCACAATCAGGTGGTTGAAGACTCAGTTAAGCTGCGAACCTACGTAAAAACACGACTAATTGAAGAATCTGACCCAAAATCACTGGGTGAAAAGGCTTCTGACCGTCTGAAAGCCCTTGAAAGTCTTGGAAAATTGTCAGATTTGGGCATGTTTGCGGACAAAATTGATATTTCAGTCAATATGAAGAGCACAGCCGAGCTAGAAGAAGAGCTTGCCAAGAAATTAGCACGCTACATGGGCCCAGCTAATGTGGTCGAGGCGCCCGTGAAGGCAAAACGCAAAGCAATGATTATTGATTTGGACAAAGAGCTGGGAAGAAACGCTAGTGAGTAACCCATTCATTGACGCTTTTAGGAAAATGCCAGAAGCAGAGCGTAATGCGATGCTCGAAGCGATGCCAAAAGAAGAGAAGGCGGATTTATTAGCGATTGTTGAAGAGATTGAAGTCCGTGAAATGCGGGCTTTGTGCGATTCAGACTTCTTGGCGTTCGTGGAACAAGTATGGCCTGACTTTATTGCGGGTAGACACCACGCCCAGATGGCTGAGGCGTTTGAGGATGTGGCTAGTGGGAAGTGTAAGCGTCTGATTATTAATATGCCGCCTCGTCATACGAAGTCGGAGTTCGCGTCTTACTTGTTACCAAGCTGGTTCCTTGGAAAGTTTCCGAAAAAGAAAGTCATTCAGACATCACACACGGCCGAGCTAGCTGTAGGCTTTGGTCGTAAGGTGCGTAACTTGGTGGACTCAGATGTTTACAAAAAGATATTCCCAGCTGTCGAGCTTCAATCTGATTCTAAGGCTGCTGGTCGTTGGAACACTAACTTCGGTGGTGATTATTTCGCTATTGGTGTGGGTGGCGCTGTTACAGGTAAAGGCGCGGACCTACTCATTATTGACGACCCGCACTCAGAACAAGAGGCGGCGCTAGCTGCGTTCAACCCAGAGATTTACGACAAGACTTATGAGTGGTACACATCTGGTCCACGTCAGCGTTTGCAACCGGGCGGTGCGATTGTCATCGTTATGACGCGTTGGGGTCTAAGAGATTTGACGGCGCAAGTGATTAAGGCAGAAGCTCAGCGTGGTGGTAGCGAGTGGCGAGTGATTGACTTCCCAGCTATTCTCCCAAGTGGAGGCCCGCTCTGGCCAGAGTTCTGGTCACTAAAAGAATTAGAAGTGTTGCGGAATGAGTTGCCCAACAGCAAGTGGATGGCTCAGTACATGCAGGACCCGGTGTCAGACAGCTCAGCTATTATCAAGCGTGAGTGGTGGCAGATATGGGAAGCGGATGACCCACCGCAGTGCGAGTTTATTATTCAGGCATGGGATACGGCGCATGAGAAGAAGACCGTTAACGACTATTCGGCGTGTACGACGTGGGGCGTCTGGTACTACGAGGAAGACAACATGTTACCGAATATCATATTGCTCGATGCCTTTAAGGCTCGCATGGAGTTTCCGGAACTCAAGAAAAAAGCGTTCGAGATGTACCAGGACTACGAGCCGGATGCGTTCCTTGTTGAGAAAAAAGCTGCGGGAGCTCCTCTTATCCAAGAGCTCAGAAGGATGGGTATTTCGGCCACGGAGTACAGCCCAGGCAAAGGCCA